TAACTTGTCCAATGTAATCACGCGACCAGTTGCACTATCACGCTTTGCAATCAATGGCCCCCATTTTTGAACCTGCTTAACATTCTCAAGCGTAATTACACGAGGCTTTACTTGACCAGCCCAACGAACAACCACCCATGACAATGCACGGCGCTTTTCATTACGAGGCTGACCGCCTGCAGCTTGGCTATGATGCGTACAATCTGGACTTGCGTGAAGGTGTCCAACTGGGCGACCATGCACTACTGAATCTGGGCACACTTCAAATACATCTGCTACAAAGTGGCGTGTTTGAGGGTGATTGGCGCGATGCATACTCAATGCATCGTCATTGTGGTTAATCGCAATATCAGGATGGCGACCTAGTGCCATGTAGATTGCCTTTGACATACCGCCGCCACCTGCAAACAGGTCAACGATAAGCTCTCTATGTATGTCTAATAATTGTTGTCGTGCCATTTTTTTATTGCCTCTCATATTGCCGTTATTAGGTGCGCTGGCGTGACAAATGGGGCAATAATCCATAAGTCGCTATGCCTAGCTGCCAGCGCGTAAACCATTAAGCTGCCGCCTTTGTATTGACGATCAGCTGATACTCAAACAAACCATTACCTTTGTGCTTTTTGTTAACCGTGTGCGAACCAAAGCGCGGCTTGCGCATATGTCTTAACTGCGCTGAAATGCTTGCTTCGTGGTGACCGGTTAATGCCGCGATTTTGCTAAGGGATCTAAACTCACCATCAGCCATTAAATTGAATATGTCGATGTACTGATTGGTTAAGCGTTCGCTATCGCGGTCATGCTTGTAATCAGCACCGTTGAATCTTGAGGTTTTAGAGATTGAATTAATCATTCCCTATTCCAGCACTGTTGGATTGTCTTGAAGCGCCTTACTAACTAAACTGGCTTCATCAATCTTATGTTCAACAAAAATACCAAGGACGCGATTAACAATGTCAGTGCGAGAAACGTTTTTACCCGATGCTCTAGTTTCTGAAATAGCCACCGAATCAATCACGGCCAAAATGTGCCGAGGGGAATTAACACGTAATTCAGCTAGATCTTCACCTGTGCGGCTAACTCTTGAGAATGCAGGTGTTTCATGTGCTTTCATTTTTAATACCTTTCTAAGCGGCTTTTACCAATTCAGGCCAGTTGTCCTGCCAATCATTGGGGCGAAGGTCTTTGCGAGTAACTTGCATGTTGCTGTGCTTCTCAATCAACACGCACAGCGCAGGGCTGAGCAAAGAGCCTTTAGATACGGCTTTTCTTAAATAGCCAATTGATGTTCCGCACTGGGTTGCAAAAGAATATTTAGCAGGACCAGCAAGGTTGTTAATGTATTTAAGTAATTTATCCATGGGGAGATGTTACCCATAGGTAATGTTAATGTCAATACCTATGGGTTATTTACTTGCAGGTAATTGTTTGGGAATATCATCAGATGGATAAATACGAAAAAAGACGATTAGCACTTATTAGATTAGTTGCCAAAGTCGGTGGACAAGCAAAGCTAGCGGATAAGCTTGAAGTAAATCCTAGCTACGTTTCACGCATGCTTTATGAAGAAGGTAAAGCAGCAAAAAAACGTATAGGCGAAGATATGGTTGAAAAACTGGATCATCTATATGAGGGTTGGTTAGATGATGTTGAAAATAATAAAAAACAAAATGATTTTAATAGTGATGAATTTACTATCAACCAATATCACGATGTAAGAGGGGCAATGGGTCAAGGTTTGGTGTTACGTGGGGAATCAGGGCAAATAACAGGGTGGAAAGTTACGCGCGAGTGGTTAAGTAAAAATGTGCCTGCTAATACAGGAAACAATAACTTGACGATAGTTACCGGCTTTGGTGATTCAATGTGTGGAATGTATAACTCAGGAGATCCGCTGATTGTTGATGTTGGAGTTAAAACTTTAGAGTTTGACGGCGTTTACTTCTTTAGAGTTGGTGAAGAAGGATTTATCAAAACACTTCAACGAATACCTGGTGAAGGCATTAGGGTAATCTCTGAAAATAAAAAATACGAAACATGGACCATTACAAAAGAAATGGATTTTGAAGTGCTAGGCCGTGTGCTGAAAGCTTGGGAAAGCAAAGAATTTTAAATGCCTAATCTGAATAGCAAACACTATATTGCATTAGCTATTTTTCTTTTTACTTTGGCTTGGTGGTTTAGGTATGACACGAATTGCGGTGGCAATTATGGGGTGGCGTGTGTTTCATATGATAGGTTTACTGGGAAATGGATTATTCCAGTAAAAGAAGCGCAAAATAATTACAGATAGAGGGGGGGGGTGTATGAAGTTCATTTTAATTTTAGTTACATTGTTGATGATTGGTTGCGCAACCAGCTATCAGAAAAAAGGCATCTCAGGCGGCTACTCAGATGCGCAGATTGATGAAAACTCTTATCGAGTGACATTTGTAGGCAATGGTTATAGCTCAAAAGACCAAGTAGAAAACATGCTTTTGTATAGATCAGCAGAACTTACAAATGAGAAAGGCTACGATTGGTTTAGCGTCAATGAACGCGAAAGCAATGAGCAATCACATGCCAAGTATGGAAAGCTTGGATTAGATTCAACCGCTATTATCAAGATGTATAAAGGCGTAAAGCCTGAATCTGCATTTAGGAGCTACTCTGCCAAGTCGGTGATCGAGCATCTCGGAAAATCCATAAATCGCTAAAATGCTATTAAAGTATTTGTTGATATTTCTGCTAACAATCACATCCCTTTCAGCACAAGCAGAATACAGACGCAGCTACAAGGCCAAGAGCCAGTTTAAACAATCGCACCCCTGCCCTGCTACTGGACGCAGCAAAGGCTCATGCCCTGGCTACATAATAGACCATGTTCAAGCGCTTGCTTGTGGCGGTGCAGATCATCCAAGCAATATGCAATGGCAGACTAAAGCTGATGCTAAAGCTAAAGATAAGTGGGAGCGTAGAGGGTGTTAATACTAAGATGAAGCAACCATTAGCAAATTTACTAGTCACATATGCGTACCAATCAAGGTAATAAATACTATTGATTATTAGTAGTTACTACCTAGTAACTAAGTGCGGTAGTTGGCAGTAATTAAATAATTATGTTTAATAAATTAAACGTTTACGTATATCTAGCTATTTACTAAGAGGTAATTATTGTTTACTATACCAATTAATGCTGTTGGCAAAGTTGTCAATAGCTATTTTTGTTTTTTATACGTTAGTTATAAGCGTAATTGAGAGGAAGTAAAATGAGTCAAAATATTGAATTTCTTCAGAAGAGAATATTTGATAAAGATTCTCTAGCGGCCACCAATTTTAAAATGTTCCCTGGCAGTAACAGAGATGTTAGTGCTGAACAATTTGCTGAAGAAATTAATAAGTCTTTATCAAGATTAGAATCAGGTGATTTTGAGGTTTTAGATATATAAGAAAATTGTTAAATTTTGGAAAAATTTAAAGAGCTATACGAACATTGTCAAAAAATACAAATCCCAGTTAGTAGAAAAGATATACAACCAAAAGCTCTTTCAATAACAGGAGCAACAAGAATTGCTGCAGTAAAAAGTACTTTAGATACTGATATTATTAGAGGATATTTTTTATCCGCTAGCAATACCGAGGCAAGACTTGTTCAACAGTTTGGATGTAATGTAATAGTGTTAGCTCGCTCCCTGAATTATTGTTGGGAAAGATTTGTTTTCACAAAAGAGCTAATGCATCTTTTTGACCTTGATGACGAAAAAACATCAAATACATTAGAGCTAGAAACTTTACTATCTAACTTTGAAATACCTGACACCAATGGCAGTAAACAATTTAAGTCCGATATTAAGGGGCTTTGGATGGCATTGGCTTGCCTCTGCCCTGAATCGGAAAGACTTAAGTTCAAAGATGGCATTGAAAAGGGGCACATCGATTACTATGGAATTGCTCTCCAGATAAAAATACCAGAGAAATATGTAAAATATTATTTTACAGATGCATACGAAAGAATAATCAAGACACTTCTAGCTTAAAACACTAACCTGCTTCGGCAGGTTTTTTTACGCCCATTCAACTGTAAGCCTATAGCTAACAGTTCACAAACCGCTTAAGTGCGGTTTTTTTACGCCCAAATTTCCTCACTATAAAAATAATTAAAATAAATTACCTATGGGTATTGACACATACATTACCTATGGGTAATATTCACACATCGCAGCAAAATACCGTTTCGATACTTTCTCCCAGGTTAGCGAGTGGGAAATTTTAGGAAGAGTACCACTCGCATTTTTTTAGGTGAATGAAATGAACATATTGCAATCAGGTTTAGCGATGCAAGCCATGCAGGTTAAGGCGAAAAAAGTAGCTGTTATCGGCACAGATAAGACCGTGGAAGCTTTCAAATCACAAGGCAAGGTGTTGGTACATAAGCCAGCCAGTTTAGATGCCTTACGTGCTGAGAAAGAAGCTAAGAAAGCGCGTGAAGCACAGCGCCAGATGATGGCACATACATCGCCAGAGGCGGCTTAATCATGACTGAGCATACAAAAGAGCCGTGGTGCGTAGCGGAAAAGACTTCTGTAAGGCTAGACATAGCCTACTTAGTGCGACCTGTTTACCACAACAATTATGAATACGGCGCAACTGTAGCTGCTATCAGCGAACGTGACGCTAGGCGCATCGTAGCTTGTGTAAATGCTTGTTCTCGCATTAGTGATGAAGAACTGCACGAAGCAGACTTGTGGCAAAGATTTCACTCGCAATCTAATGTGATTGTTAACGTAACTCAACAACGTGATGAATTGCTTGAGGCTTTGAAAAAAGTACAAAGCTTTATAAGCGAAATTAACAACGCTGGCGGCAAGTATGCAGGTTTGCATGGTGATGTTGTACGTGATTCTTATGCGGAAAACACAGCGGCCATTGAGGTTATTGAGAGTATTGAAGGTAAGTTTTAACCATGCCCTCACTAGAGCAATACATCATTGACCAAGACGGCGTTAAGCGTGTGGTGTTTGAGGAATCTGAAAACAAGCACGCCAACGAGTTTGCAGAGTACCAAGCAGGCTATGAAGCCGCACCAAACAAGCTTGATTACAACATGCAACTGATGAAACAGATTAGAGCGAGGCATCCACTATGAAAAAACTTTACACAGCCTTATGGGTAGTTATCGGTTCACTAGCCTTCTTTGCCCTACTCGCTCTAGTTGCTTACGTGGAACAGAAAGCGATTAACGAAGAAAAAGCAAAGTACAAATCAAGCTGGTGCAACGTAGATTTTGGCAGTAGCAAGGCAACGATTGAGTGCAGCAAGGTTTCAAGACTGGAAAGAGAATGAGTTTTACGCAGTATTACAGCTATTGCCGCAGGCATGGAAGCGGAATAGTTAAGAGTTTTTTGAGAGCAATAAAAGTAAGTATTTAGGATTTTCAACTATCGGCATAGTCCCGATTAAGAAAGGTATCAAATGGAAGCATCAACCGCAGTAGTCCAGCAGGACGCGCCAGAGCTTAACGTGATTCAAAGTGATCGCGCTAACTCAATGGCACTTATCACCAACGATGAAAATATGGCACGAGCTACAGCACTGGCTAAAACAATGGCAAGCAGCAAAGTAACTGTACCTAAACACTTGCAAGGTAATGAAGGTGATTGTTTAGCCATCATTATTCAAGCGTCAAATTGGGGCATGAACCCTTTTGCAGTAGCCCAGAAAACACACTTAGTTAATGGCGTGCTTGGTTATGAGGCGCAGTTAGTAAATGCTGCAGTAACTTCAAGCAATGCGATTTGCAGCCCATTTAGCTATGAATATAAAGATGAAGTCGGCAGCGGTGCAAGTATGTCGGTTAGCTGCCGAGTTGGTGCAGTACTTCGCGGCCAGAGTGAGATCACTTGGGGCGAGTGGCTTAACAGTAATTCAGTGACTACTAAAAATAGCCCACTTTGGAAAACCAACGTAAAGCAACAGATGGGCTACTTGCAGGTAAAGAACTGGTCAAGACTTTATACCCCGTCAGCAATTTTAGGTGTTTACACACCAGATGAAATTGAATTGAACGAGAAGCCAGCACAGACGCGCCCACGTAACGGCGCTGAATATGGCCGCCAAGCTCAAGAGCAGCAGCAAGGCCGTGTAATTGATGCAGAACAGGAAAGCCGCCGTACCGGCTTGATTACCGCGCTAGAGGCGTTCGCTGCAAAAGGTTCAGCAGCCTTCTTAACGCAATGGAAATCCATTGGTAAGGCTAACCGCGCAGATGCAGTTCTAGTAGGGGAACAAGAGTACTTGCGTATTTTAGAGATTGCCAAAGAAGCAGACTTTAACCATGCGCCTACCGTGCAAGATTCATTTGTCAGTGAAATGGACCAGGCAGAAGCGCAGCAACAAGGCCAAGCGTAATGTTTGAAAACGAGAACCTATTAAGCCCAGAGCAGCGTACCCAACAGTGGTATGCAGATCGCGCAGGCAAGTTCACTGGTTCTCGATTTGTTGATTTGTTGGCAGAGGGCACGAAGGCTTATAGCGATTTAATCAATCAAATCGTAGTAGAGCGATTAACGAATGATTTTATTGATACTGGCATGGATTCTTACGCTCTCAAATGGGGGCGTGATACAGAACCTTTTGCAAGAACGGCATACAGCTTTCGCACAGGCAACATTGTGGAACAAGCATCATTTATTAAACACCCGAAATACGGGGATATTACAGGCGTATCACCAGATGGCCTTGTAGGTAGAAATGGCGGTACAGAGTTTAAGTGTCCTAAAGACCCGAAAATTCACATAGACCGATTCATTAACGGCATGAACGAAAAAGAGTTTATGCCGCAGGTTCAAGGCTGTATCTGGGTATGTGGTGCGGATTGGTGGGATTGGGTGAGCTTCGATCCGCGAATGCCAGAACACATGCGCTTATATATCCAGCGTGTATGGCGTGATGACGATTACATCAACAAGTTAGAGAAAGCAGTATTTGTAGCAGAAGGCAAAGTAAGAGAAAAGCTAGAGAAGTTCAAGCCAGAACACATCGAAGCACTTTTAGAAAATTACGATCAAAGGAAAACATCATGAGTAACTTAATGGGCAATGACTTGTATCTGCGCATTACCAAGAACAACGGTGAATCACACGTTCAACATCATCGCGTTTGGGATGCTGCAAGATTTACAGAAAGCATGACAAAGCAGCACAGCGAAGCAAAGAACCCTAATGATCGTTGCAAAGTTTCAGTTGCAACAAAACAAGATTACCAAAAAGGACACTAGCCATGAACAAGCCATTACAAACAGTAGAAGCCGCCAGCATTGCAAATCAAGCACTGGTTACGTTAGACCCAGAAACTTACGCAGCAGCAGTTTACGAACCGTTTAAAGCGCGCCTAGAAACGGCGATTGCAAATAGCACAGGCATTGAATACAACATTCAAACTAAAGAAGGCATGGCCGTAGCAAAAGAGCATCGCGCTGTCTTACGTGCTATCCGTATTGATGCAGATAAAGAGCGTGCAGCACGTAAAGCGCCAATTACAGCTATCGGCAAATTGCTTGAAAGCAAATATACGGAACTTGAAAGCGCCGTAACTCCTCACGAAGATAAGTTTCACGCTGATATTAAAGCCGAAGAAGAGCGCATCGAAACTGAGAAAGCAGCCAAGCTAAAAGCAGAAGAAGATGCAAAAGCCGCTATTCAAAACAAGATTGACGCTATCAAAAACAAGCCACTGGAAGTTATGAATAAATCAGTGGCCGATATTGAAGAGGCTATCGCGGAATTATCCCCGTTAATTCCTACGCCTGCCGAGTTTGGCGAACGCTTTATAGAAGCCGAGTACGCATTAAAAGCTACGCTTGATACGCTTGCATCAATTGTATCTGGCAAGAAGGCGCAAGAGCAGCTGGAAGCCCAGAACCGCGCATTACAGGCAGAGCAGGAAGCGAGAGAAGCCGAAGCGCAGCTGGCCGCTAAAGAGCAGGCGCGTGTTGATGGTATTAAGGCAAATATTCAGAACATTAAGAACTTCATCATCGAAGGCTCTGAGTGTGAAACATCTGCGCAACTAGATAAGTTAATTGTCAACCTGCAAGCAATGGAAATCACAGAGGTTATATTCGCTGAGTTTCTAGAAGATGCATTAAGCGCTGCGTCTAAAACTTTGCAAGTACTTGATCGCCAGCATGCAGCAATGGTCAACGCCGAGCTAGCAGAATTAGAAGCTCGTAAAGCCAAAGAAGCCGCTGAAATCAAAGCACGCCAAGAGCTTGAAGCGCAAATCATTGCAGAGGCTAAGAACGATGACGGTGCTGTTGTTGACGCGACATTTAACGAATCTGACTTTAACAAAGTTTTTGCTGATGCAATAAAAACTGGAACTGGCGTAATGAGTGTTTCAGTAAATGAGCAAAGTGAAGTTAAGGCAAATCACATACCTGCAGTACAAGTCGGAAGTGTGCGCCCTACTGCTCAATCAATCATCAACCTAGTAGCAAAGACATACAACGTTGATACAGCTACAGCTAATCGCTGGTTGGCTCAATCGTTTGGCGAGTTGAAAGCGGCTTAAGAAAACGGCTGGCTCACGTAACGAGCCACCACACGACTTGCTATTACCGAAATATGAATTAGTAGTGAACTTGATTTGGTACGGAAAAATAACCCAAGCTCGCAACTTGGATGCGCAAAAGTTCGATCAAGGTAACTGGTAGTAGTAAGCCGTGTAGTAAATAAAGCGCCTCTAGCTTAATAGGTAAAAGCAATCCGCTCATAACGGATAGATAGATAGGTTCAAATCCTACGAGGCGCACCATGAATTAAGCCGACTTTATGATGTGGCGCATCACTAAAGCCAATGCGTAGGCTACCTCTAGTGGGGTTAAGTCGGTTTAATTGATGGTGTAGCAGCACTGTTTAGAAGTGCGAGAAGTGAGGGAACAAGCTCACACAATGAGGCCGAAAGGTTTTGAAGTTCTGCGGTTAGCCACAATTAGGCCAGATGGCTCGTTATCGAGAAGAGAAGCTAACCGAATGTAGGCGAAAGCTTACCGCACCATCACCAATTTTATGAAAGGTAGATCATGGCAAAACATAAAAATGCAAAAGGCAGTAAACGAAACTCAAGGCGTGATCGTGCAGAACAAAAACGGACACCGTGGCTATGAAAAAACAAAAGAAACGCACCAAGGCATTTAACCCTAGCAAACATCGTGTAGTGATTAATGCAGTGTATCAAACCGTAAGACTAGCCAAGCCAGTAAGCGATGAAGCAAAGGTTAAGCTAAACGAGCAAATACATGGCGCACTTGAAGCTATTACAAAGGGCGTAGGCACACCAGAGCACTTTGATGTTTTAGCGTCAACGGTTGATGTTGTTTTCATGATGGCAATGAACCTATTTAACGATGCCTATAAAGATGAAATAGCCAACGCACGCCAAGCAATGTTTAGGCTTAAAGATAGGTTTCACAAGTTCGGCTCTTTTGGCTTTGACGGTGTAGGTTACAACGCGATTAAAGAGCTTGTAGCAATTCACGATGAAATGATGAATCACGTAACTGGCGCAGAAGTTTTGCAGTTTATGAATGCCAGGGCAAATGCAATTAAAGGCGGTAATTATTACAGAAGTGAAAGTGAAAGGTTGGCGGCATGAGTGATTTGATTAGCAGGGAAGCTTTAATGCAAGAGATTGGGAAACGTAGAGCATGTTCACATTCTATGACCTTATCTGACGCAGAATTTATAGACCTAATCACCAACGCACCAGCAGTGAGCGATGAGCCTGCGGCTAGGTTTGTATCTAAGCGAGCAACGCCAGAAGGCACACAAGAATTTTTTGGTCTTATGCTAACAGATAATATTGAACCGTTATCTTTGCTATACACCACCCCACAACAACCTCAATCTGTTGCTGATGCGCTGGAAGAGGCGGCTAAGGCTATCTCAGAACGAAAACAAAGCACTATTTATTCTGACGAATCAGTTAGCGGCTTGATGTGCTACAACGAAGGTTTAGATGTAGCAATTCAGATTATCCGCACCCTTATCAAACGTAATGAGGTGAATCATGGATAAAACAATTATTGAAGATGCTAAAGCGGCAGGGTTCATAATTACAGAAAACGGCACGATATTTAGAAGCGCTAATACTAGCTGTAACAATCTATTAACTAAATTCGCCCAACTCCGCGAAGCTAGGCAATCCAGCCAGAGTGAGCCAGTAGCCGGATATGTTTCAAAGTTGCCGATTACCAATCCGCAATCAATCAGAGCGGATGACAATGACGTTTTCAAGATTCCTGTTTACGCCGCACCACAACAGGCGATACCTAGCGTATGGCAACCGATTGAAACAGCGCCTAAAGATGGCACCGAGATAGATGTTTGGTGTTTTGATTCTGAAAACGAAGGCTATCGGGTTGCTAATGCTTGGTACTGCAACGCTTTAAATAAATGGCGTAGCTATGGCGATAATGAATTGATTTGGGCAAATATGCCTAGTTATTGGATGCCATTGCCAGCCTCACCTACCGCACCTATAGAAAGAGATAAATGATGAGTAACTACACTGTAGATTATTCAGAACAGCGAGCCTCATGGTGCATTTTTAAAAACGATAAGAACGGATTAACAAGAGAATTTATACATGGCGGCTATAACTCAAAATCCGAAGCGGAACTGCATTTGCCGCTAGTTGAAAAGAAAAGGTTTAAATCATGAGTAAAGAACTAATAGAGCAGTTGGCTAAAGATAGTGGTGCTGAAAGTTCAACTTGGCGAAATGGCACAACTTACCATTACTTTACAAGCGAGCAACTAGAAGCCTTCGCTAAAGCCTACCAAGCCGCCGCGCCTATAGACAATGTAGCGGAAGCGTTAGAAAGAGCGCTTAGTGCACTATCTAATGCTGAATTTTTATTACGGAAATATTGCCCTAACCATAATTGGCTAAATGGGTTTATGCGTGATAAGGAATCGGTTCGCGCACTAATCCCAGACACGCAAGCTAGTGCACAGAGTAATGCAGAGTGGGTGGAGTGATGCTTAAGAACCCTATTGATAAATCAGACATAGATTATCCAAGAGATATTTTTATGGAGTTGTTTTTAGGTAGTAGCCCTTACGCTTTTTATTTATTCCAGTGGGTTGACTATAAAAATGATGCAAAAAGATACAGGCTTAAGTTAAATCACGATGTTAAGTTGTTTGACGGAACAGTAATCGAAAATTGCTACCCTAATGCTAATAGTTTTCACGGAAAAGTAAGAGTTAATGATGATGATGTTGAATTTATCCGCATTAGTAAACAGCAATTTGGCACTGAATTTAAAGACCCACGCACACCAAAGAAAGGTGAATGATTATGGCTTGGAGAGGACTCACAGTAGAAAGCAAAGATTTCTGTTCTTATGATAAAAAATCTTTAAAAGGCAAAATATATTGGTGGTTTGAATATATTTTCAACGCGGCACCTAAGTTTTGGTGGTACACAGTTATTGATAAGCTAAATGTATTCATACATAAAATTAGAGATATAGGTGAATGATTATGAAATGTGCAAATTGTTATGATTCAGTTGCATCAATGCTGGCTGAGAAAATAAATGTTATAGAAGCAATTACTAAGACAGCGGAAGAAGCTAGCGCCAGAGCAATTGCTGACCATGCAGAAATCCAAACACTACGCGCCAAAGTAGCATCGGCAGATGTGTTGGTGGAGGCTTTGACTATGCTACTCACAACTAGAGAATACAAAGAGGTTAACGGTAAAGATTATGTATATGACGCTATGAGGATAACGGCTTGGGATATGGCAGAAAAAGCCCTAGCCACCTACGACAAACTTAGTGAGGTTAAACATGACACAAAATAATGAGCACGAGAAGTTAGACGTTAGATATTTTAACGAGAAACTTAGATTAGTTCTTGAAGGATTGCCGAATTACACAAGAAGCGAACTTGCTAGAGAGTTGCAACGTTTATCAAATACGGCATCACCAATATCGCAGAACGAACAGCAAGAGGCGGTAGCTTACGCCGATGCATCATTAGTATGTACCATATCAACATACATGATTAAAGAGCTTGAATCTAGGAATGAAAATAACAAGTTCCCTTACCATTTGTGGCCTACAAAACTCTACACCTCACCACCTAAGCAAATACCTGAGTGGATTGATGTAAGTTATGAAGAGCGTAGGGTTTTATATAAATCATTAGCAAAAGGTAACGTTGATAATTTTGCAAATTTATTAAGTGCTAGATTGCGTGAACTAAACACAGCACCAACCAATACTGAGGTGGTGGAATGACTAACCAAGTAAATCAAGCGTTTGAGAAGTGGTATTTAATACATAGTGATGGGTATTCGCACAATGGGTTAAAGAAAGCATGGCAAGCCGCCACCAAATCCAGCGAGAGTGAAATAAATTCACTTAAGCAACGTGTGGAGGAACTCCAAGCAGATAACTCGCGATTGAGGGATGCTTTGGAGAGAATAGTTAAAGCAGATGACAATGTTTACAACTGCGAAGATGATTACCAAGGTGACGTAATAGGTAAATTGTCAGACATTCACTTTAAAGCATATAACAAAGCTCGCAAAGTCCTATCCTCAACCCCTACGCAATCATTAGCATCGCATGATAATGAGGTGATTGAACGCTGTAAAAACATTGTGGCCAATGACGCACTAGCGATTACGTTTCAAAGCATGGGCGCATATAGAAGCGCCATCATCAAACAAATAGGCGAACTGAAAGCCGAGCATGACTAGATAGTTCTACGTTATATGGCTGGGCGGCACCAAAGAAGCAAAAGGCTTCTCAGTGGCATCGCAACTGGCAAGCGATTTATTCAAGCAAGGCTTTTAGTCTGAAATTAAAGTTAAGTACAAACAAGAAAAGTTAGAAGGGAAATAGCAATGAGTGAGTTTGAAATAGCATTAAAAGCAGTGCAGACTTATGCAGAAATGCACCCAAGGCCGCTACAAGTTACGCAGAAACAAGCAGCGGAGATATTAGGCATTAGTCAAAATACACTTAGAAAGATTGTATCTCGTGGCGATATTAAGCTGAATAAAATTGGCATGATTTCAATTACTGAGATAGATAATGCCTTACTTAGTCGAGCAGCTTAGAAATGTCGCTTGCTTTCGGGTTGTAGTAAGTGAGCGCCATTTTAGTGTCTGACCAGCCAAATATCTTACATAGAGTCAAAGCATCAACCTTACGGCTGATCCACGTTGCTGCAGTATGTCTTGCATCGTGAAAAGTAAAGCCTTCTAGCCCGGCTTTATCCCTAGCCTTTCTGAATAGCACATCACGCACGGTATCAGTTAAATTAAATACCAGCGCATCATCGTAGCCTCGCATTCGCTCTATCAGCCTGATTGCTTTCTTTGATAACGGCACATTGCGCGGAATGGTTTTTGTCATCGGCAGAATACAATAATTTGACTTAACATTAACCCAAGTTAAATCACACAACTCACCTGCCCTCATGCCAGTTCTAAGTGCTACTAAAAAGCATACCGCAACTGACTGTGATTTGTTTTTAATCTCACCTCTGGTTAAACCAAACGCTTTCAGCATTTTCTTAATCTGCCAGCGTGTTATTGTCACTTCTCTATGCCTTGGTGCCGGCGGCTTTCGCACATCTTTGAGCGGATTTTCAGAAACCCACTTTAACTCGCGCCTGGCGAACTCAAATATAGATCGCAACATACCAAGCTCACGGATAATAGAGCCAGCACTAAGCGTCTGTTTATCGCGCCATTGGCCTATTATTTCGGTAGTACATTTTGACAAAGGCTTATCTATTGGCAGGGCGCTCTTTAAAAACTTATTGATACGCACCACTTCCCAACGCGATCCGCGCTTTGTGATTGAAACTTCATCACGGTATTTTTCTAATAGATCGCGCAAGGTATGCTTATCCGATACAGGCAGCTTATCGCTGGCACGTAATTCTGTTTCACGCGCACTTGCCCAAGCGTTAGCTTCACGCATTGTACGGAATGTTTGGCTGTCTCGTACGCCTTTGACATAGACAAAAGCTCGATAGCCCTTGGCTGATGGCTTAATTGAGGCCATGACTTTGTGTGTAATTTATGTGTAATTTCATTGATATTATATGCGCTTTACAGTTTCAACAAAACGCATTGTAATACAATAAGTGATTGAATTTGATACTATTTGAAAGTTTTGATGTTAAACAATATCAGATAAATGTGCTTCTTCTGGGCACCAAATAACAAGCAAATAAGCGGCTTTCAGACCATCTAGTGTAATTTATGTGTAACTAGGTTAAACATAGTATTAAATCACTACCTTTAACACTTAAAAAACGTTACACACATCAAGCTAACTAGAATCGATTATAAACGTAATTGCATTTATATTCAGAACTATTGGATTTAAGTAATCGATGCAAATAAATACACACGCTCAACCAATGAGCTTATTATATCGCATGGATAAAATATTATTGCTCGCTGGTTGGGTGGTTTTAGCTGGCTGTGCTTTATTTTCTATTGGGCGACTGCTTCTTTCTTTTTTCTAACCAGCTCGTTTAGTTTTTGCATTTGCTTGGTGATTCGCTCATCAACTGCTTTAACCTCTGATGCTGGTGCTCCTGCCTCTACCTTGCTTTCTTTAAGTTTGCGAAGGTTGCGTACAATCTTATCTGATTGCTTTGCGTGAGCGATTAACGCAGCCTCTGGGTTTTCTTTACGATATTCCTGAGTGCCAATATTATCAGCGCGGCGACCTTTAATCTCAGTTTCATGTTTACCTAGCATGCGCAAGTTATTGTAAAACTCTGAGCTTTGCGCAGCCTGCCCTTTAGCATCGCCATAGAAACGTCCTACAAGCGGTACTTTATAAGGCGGCAATTCTTCACCTGTCAACAAAGCTTCTGCTGTTGTGCCAGCTTTGCTTAACTCTCTACCCACGCCACCGAAAGCCTGCCCAACAAGGTAATCAATCGCATCGCCTGTTGGGCTAATATTTCCTGCTGTATATTCCGTGCCGCCGGTTAGTTTATTAATAAATCTTGCAATCTCAACATAGCCAGACCAAGTTTTATCTTTAGTCCGTGTAAAGCCTGCAGTTTGCGCGTTCTGGTTAATATCCTCGCGTGAAATCTGGTTATTCGTCCAATCCTTGTTTTGTGATAAATCATTAACCGGATCAAGTGCCGTTGGAGTAACAATACTCATAATGCTACCGTTACCGCCAATCGGGTTAAACACCTCTGCAGACATACTTAATATATGTGTGAATCTGTCGTTAGTTTTCTCAAATCCAGACAAGGCCCATTCAGTTAAGATGCGGCCTAAATTTGGGATAGCGTTGTAGCCCAATGGCATTGGGATTGTTGCGTAACGTTTGTCGCCTAGCGGTATTATGATATTTCTATCACGCACAAACTCTCGCGGCTCTTCATCACCAAAGCCAGCCAGCATTAATGCGACTGCCTGCATCGCACCAAACAGCAAGCCGCCTGCAACAATCTGTTGACCACGTTTCCCTGTCAGGGTTTCAGCAATACGTGCGGTACCCTGAACGGATGCATTAAAGAAGGCATATAGCGCGCCTAAGTTCTGCCCCATGTTGCCCTTGCGGTTAAAGTTAACGCTAATATTTTTAGCTATACTTGCCGCCTGCTGCTTAGTCTGTCCGTTATCAACCGCCACTTTATAAACTGCCAGGCGCACAGAGTTCTCAAGCGTTTCGTTATAATCAGATAACCAATCAAAGATAGGTTTGATGGTCTTATCTTTAATCATTTCTTCTGGCACTGTTAGCAGTCCATTTGCAGAAACAACCTTACCTAATTTTGTTTTAGCCCACCAAGTCGGATCAATTGATTTTTGTATGGCTTCGCTACGTTCTGCGGCATTGGCAAACATATCACGGTAGCCTGTCTTGCCGCCTTCGCGCTGGAACTCTTCCCAGAGTGTGCGCATGGCTTGTGCTTGTTGCTTCTGGGATTGTGTGTAGCTAAAAAACTGTAAAGGTTTTTTAATTCCGTTGGCCGTTCTAGTGTCGGCATATATGCCGCGCAATGCAGGCGTAAGCAGCTTCAATACACCTTTCTGCTTACCTGCAATCGGCGTTGTACTTAAGTTCAGTAAAGCGCCTTGCACATCTCGAATGATATTTAATGTGCCAAATATAGGATTGTATTGCGTGTTTACACTGGCAAAGTATCTGGTGATAGGCGCAACCCAATCGCGTAGCCAGCCCTCCATCTGATCTACGTCCAGATTTTTCATGCTAGCAGACAGCTGCATAGCACGCTCATTTGATTTATTAAATACGACTGAGCGCTCTTCAACCTCACCACGCTTATTAAGAATGCGTGCAACAATTACATTAGGATGGTTTTTGTAAGTAGGGTCTGTGTACTCTTCAACAAGCCCACTCTCTTTACCAATCATTCTAATACGCGGTGGATTATCTACTTCCCAGAAATCTTCATTTGGATTTGTTTTTGCCAAACCAACTAGCGCAGTAGCAACGCGATTCTTTTCACCTCTAATAATGTACTGCTCACGTTGTTGAGCAATATTAGCGATAATATCCACGACCTGCTTGCTTGAACCCATCGCACGTTTGGCCGCGCCGCCTTTCACTGAAAATCCTTGACCTGTACCCATGCCAAAGCCTAAGTCCATTTCATCACGCTTTAATGGTACATAGCTTTTGTATGTATTATTCCATGTGGAAATCGTACCGGCTGATTCAAGGCCGTAATCTACTAGCGTTTGGCGTGAGCCTGCATTTATTGCATAAACTCTAGCAGCTAATGCCTCATAGTTTGATTTATCTTCTGGTGTTAGAGCTGATAGATAGTCTTTGGCATCCTGAGTTGTTATACCTGAGCCACCATCTTTCATATCTGGATTGACTTTTGCTATTTGAATATTGCGCTCTTCAGCGTGTCTATTCCATAGATATTGTTGCAAATCATCAATGCTGACTTTACGTGCGCGCATATCTTCAATTAGCGGATTAAGCTCATTGTCCAAGAAGTCTTTTACACGCTTAGCAGCTCTGCCGTGATACAACTCTTCTTGAAGGTAAGCATCCCAACGATCTGCTAGGTTAACGCCTGCAGCTTTAATGTTCTGCGTTACGCGCTTAAGGTCAATATTCTTGTCTTGAAGTGTGCGGCGTAGATTTTCAGACCAAGTGCTGTTTTCTAGCGCATCCCATTTAGGTGTTAAGCTTGATTGTGATGGGTTAGACGTACTGCGTGAGTAGAATGTACCTTTTAAACTGTCTGCCAGTCCGCGATTCTGTAACTCACGCACATACGAACCCAATACTTCACTCCTTCTTTCGCCGCTCTTTTCGCGTAGAAAGGTATTGAAGAGTGCTGCTCTTTTTGCCGTTCGCACTCCTGCGCGATAAGGATTGCTCTTTTTAGGTTCGTTATCCCCCAATGATCGTGTATTTCCATCATCGTTTCGTGATCCACTTCCGCTATCTGTTCTGGCGTAATAGTCGGAAACAACTCGAGCAAAGTCCTTGTCGGTGAATTGCTCACCGTCAATGGTTGTGAAGCCTTGTGTTGTAGGGTTGAAGATAACATTTTTAAGTTCAGGTATATTGGTTATTGCACCGTGATAAACAGTATAAATCAGTTCTTTAATGTTGTGTGCATCGTCGCCTTTTTTCCAGTTAATTTTACGCACTGATTCGCCAAAGTCTTTTGTTTTTTCATCGAATGAATAATACAAATCTGGGTCAGTTTGCGCCACATGCGGCTCAATGTGTTTGGTGGTGCCGTACTTCAACGCGCTTGACAACATATTCTCTGCACGGCGGTAGAATGCCTTATCAGTTAATCCAAGCGGATCACCAATAAACACCTTGTCATTGTTATAGGCATAAGCCGCTGCAAGCGAGTAAATTTCATTCCCTTGATTCTCGCCAGACTGTAATCTAGATACGTTTATCCAAACCTCATTGCCTTTTTCATAAATCACCGCAGATCTGTACTTATAATTTGGCATGAAAACTTCCCACGCTTTTTCGGCACCATCAAGCTTCGTTTGAGATTTACCAAATGGCTCAACACGGAATTGCGTGTTCATATCTTTGGCAATATCAGCAATATCTTTTGAATCGGAAGGTGCATTTTCAAATAAATCTTCGTTTCTAGCGGTGAACTCAAGCGCTGCGGTCAGGAATGTATCGCCGCTCTCTTTGGATGGCTCGCGGTTGTTGCGGCTGTAATACATGTTATTGCTTGAGATAAGGCTAACAACATCCTCGCCCTTAGCATAGCGTGATGCCATTGAAACAATATCTCTCACATCAACATCCGTCATCTCAACATTGAATACCAGTTTTGCGAATGCCTTGATGCCGTCAATCAAGCGCTGCCATATTGACCTGACAACAGGTGACATTTCAACATCTTGGTCGCCACGCTCAGCAATAAAGGCTAAGACTTCGCCAGCCATTGCGGTATCGTCAATATCTGGCTGTGATTCTTTAACATCATCCCAAATAGCGCGAATGTACTTATTGCCTGCTTTATTTAATGTTTTAACCTGCGTTAGCAATTTAGGGAATAAAGTTTTATCAACTTCATTCAGCATGCTCGCAACCGACATATGCCCGATTGCCTCATGCGCAAACACTTCTCTTAAGCGCTCCTCACTGTTAATGGCATTGGTATTAATCCATATTTCACCATTTGAATACAGCCCTTCCACGTCATTGATTCTTACGCTCAATGCGGCCTGAATGTTTTGTTCGCTAGGCAGTTGAGTGACCAACTCTAAGCGCTCAATTAGTAGTTGTTCACTTCCGTTAATTTCCTCAATAAGATTTGAAGATATTGGCAATTTAGAATGATGGTCAACTAGCTTTACCTTGGGGATGCCTTTGTGTGACTTCTGCAGTTCATCGATAATCGACTGTGCTTTATCTTTGTCCATGCCTCGGTATGGGGTGGCATTGGCATTGCTACGGCTAAACATCACCACATTGCCGCTGTCGGTTTCTTTAGTCTGAATCTCAGAGAATAAGTTATCAAACGCCTCTGCTACTGGCGCAACCTCCTCATCCAACAAATAGGGGAATCTTGAACTATCACGGTTAAATGAATCCACGCGCACTACGTTTGCAAGGTAGTCATTGTCGTAACCATTCAACTGCATCTTATGGATAACGTAGTTTTCAAATGCTCTCGCGCCAAGCTCAATAATTCTTGACCAATAGCCATCTGTGCCCTCTTTTACACTGTCAATACTTCTGGCACGTTGCTTCATTGGTGAAGTGTTAAGTGCATCCACCAAGTCAGCAAATCTAACCTCAACCTCAGGCCTTACGCCTTGAGGATGTTTCGGATCGAGAATCCAATTCTCTTCGCTCCAATACTTGCTATTAGGGCTTTGTTTGCGATAACGCTCAAGCTCTGCTTTTGTGATTCCTTTATTGCCATAATTTTTATTTATGTATAAAGCTTCTGGCTTGTAAGTAATGTAGTTACCTTCACGGTAGGCTTGCTGGCTTTTGACCTCTGCCATTGACTTTTCACCACCACGCTTACGTGAAAAGTAATTATCCAAAGCATGGAACCACTCATGAGCTAAAGTACCAGCACCTTGCGTTTTTGTAAGATTGATAACTAAATTGCCTGGCTCAAAATGCGCGGCAGCACTACCCTTGCCTCGCGCACCGAATGAAAGCCCCAGTGTGCCTTCTAATGACATTGCTTTAGGCGGTACACCTACTATGTTAGCCAGGTCCATTAAAGCATCGTAGGCGGCGTTTAGCGCACCTTGTCGGTCATTATCTTTACCGCCCTGCTTTACCCATTCGCCAAATTGAATGCCCCTAAAGCCAAACGTAGTTGCGAACTCTTCTGAGCTTACATCTTTACCTTTGCGATAATCTTCACCTGTGCGCGGTCTGTTTTCTTTACCTCGAACATCTGATTCTTTAACATTCAATCGGTCTTTTGTAGCATCCCATGCGGCAACTACTTCATCGTAGTTATTGCGTAAAAATTCAAATGCCTCTTTTGAGCTATCAAAGGTCTTAAGCTTGGTGTAGTTTTTATCGCCTTTCTTGTTGATAAAGTAACCGCCTTTTGATGAGCCACGCACCTCAAACGCCATGCGCTTCTCTTGCTTTTCCTTGCCAAGTTTCTCGTTTACATTATCAATTACATCGGCAACACTTGAGGCTTCGTAGGTTGTAGTTACGCCATCAACATCAATACGCACCATCGGTTTAATTTGTTTTACACCATCAACGTAACTGTAAGCATTAGGGTACTCTTCAACCTTACCAATGCGCTTCCATGCGTCACGATCAATCGCCTCAAGCAATGCAACTTTAGATTTAAACTGGCCTAGTTGAGCATCTTTGAGCTTCTGCAACATTAGCTCTGGATTTACTTCAAGCGCCTTGCTTACTATCCTGCCTATATCACGAAGTATTTTAACCTTGCCTACCCAAACTTTAAGCGCATAAGGCTTACGTGGTTTAGATGGGATTTCCTCTCTGGCTGTCCATGCAATTGCTGCGGCAGTTTTATTCTCGATTAAATTAACATCGGTAATGGGCCATATCTTACTAAGTGGCAATGAGGCTAGTTCATCATCTGAGTATTCCTTAGCCATTGCGCGCACCATATCTTTACGTGCACCTTCTAGCTTCTCGCCAAAGTCATCTACATTGCCTTTAGGTTTCTGTGTAGCTGGTTCGCCATAAGCATCAGCCACCTCATCAGCTGTGACTTTACCTTCGCGCACATCCTTGATAGTGTCGAGCTTCTCTTTGCCTCTAACGCCTGCGGCGGTGAGCGCTTCTGCGGCTTTGGCTACTTCGTTTTGAGGTTTTGTTTCAGATTTAGGCGCTGCAAACAAATCTTGCGCCCCTGCTGCGGCGGCCTGATCTGCTTCACTGTTTGAACCAGTTAGTGTGAATGTGTCTTGATTGTCATTTCCTGAATTGCGCTTAGCGTCTTTCGCACGCTCGGCATCAGCAACGGCTTGTTTGGCGGTAGTGTTGTCGCCTAGTAGGTCGGATTTATTATCTTTGCTGTCTGATAATAAAGATTTATCCTGCTCAGCATCCTTGATTGATGCGGTCTTATTGGCACTTTTGTTATCTACTTCCGCTTGCTGACTGGCGTTAGTTTCTGTTGCTGCTGTACCTCTTTCGCCGCTTCCAGTATCGCCACTCTCGCTGTCGGGCTTAAAGACCTGAACATCTGCAAACGCTTCTCTTTCGTTTGTTCCTGCAATTTGGAGTTCTGCATTTATTTCATCCTCATTAAAGTTTTTTGCAAAGTCATCTAAAACATCCTGAGCGGTTGCTTCAACCTCTTGATAGTATTGATTAGCTTTAACCTCTTCTTCTACCGCATACGGCAATACTGATTCACCGTTTCGGATTTTGTCCGCAAGGTAATCATACGCCTCTGTTGAATCAAAAGCATCATCATTAGCGCCGTTAGATTCAAGGCGCATGTTGTATGGTAGGTAATCGTCTAAATCACCTGATTCAATCAAGCCCTTGAGTGAACGTGTTGTATTTGATTTGAATACTTGGTTATAACCGCCAGGCGCAAAGCCTTTAACTTCACCGGTAACATCTCGTTTTTCAGTTAAGGCAATGCCGCCTAAGTCGCGCAGTGTTGCTAGTAGCGTTTTAGGTTTGGCTGGTTTACTTGTTTTTGGTTTTGATGCTTTGGCTGGTTGTTCAGAAGCTTCTACTGGTAAGGCTTCCGTAACCTTTCCGTTTCCAGATGTAATAGGCTTTGTTTTGAATAAGCGCTCAAACAACTCTGGGGCATCACGGCCCGCGTAACTTTCTGCACGCTCACGCATAGCATCAAGCACATCTGATTCTTTCCACCCTTGTTCTTTAGAGTAGGCAAGCGCGTTTCTGATTGTCACGAACTCTGGTGACCCAACAAAATCAGGCTTATCAATATCACGCATTTTTAGCGCAATTGATGAACCTAATGCTTGTGGTGATGTTTCATCAAAGTTATTAAATGCTTGTGAATATGCATCGATTTTATCTACATCAACACCTTTGAAAGCAGATGATTCGTTTTCGATTTCAGCAGTAGCGTTCTGTTCAAACCATTTATCAATGGATCTTTGGCTCCATGACTTTGCTTCATTTGCAAGCTTATCGCCTGCATACTTTCTTATAACGGCCAAATCCAAAGCTTTATTCTTTGCACGCCCCTCTTCTCTTGCTTGCTGTAGCTTATCGTAGCTCATCGTTGAGTAATCAACGTCATCAGACACCTTCACCTGTCCGCTTTTTTCGGACGGCTCAATTGTTGTAGCACCACTCTCAACGGTTGAACTTGGGAACTCTTTAACATCATTAAGCAACTGAGCAATAGGCGCATTCAAACGGATTACATCAACATCGCCACCTTTGTTTAATTTAGATAGCCATTGATGATGGCCGTCTAATACATGGTTATCAGATGAAACCAAGATTGAACGGTCACCGCCTGCATACTTGCTTGCCTTCTTAACCTTGGCTTCTGAAAACTCTTGCTGCGTTGGTTTAAGTGATGATGCTGATACCGTTTCTTGAGTATGGTCCACGCCTCTAGCATTAAGAAAGTTAACCATCGCGCCACGGTGCTCTGCTTTCACTTGCGGCATTTCTGAGCGTGGAATGTTTAGCGTGCCAGATTCAGGACTAAATGCAGTCCACTCTTTGTTAATTTTCTCACCAACATGTACGCCTTTTTCTGTTTCATCGACACGTACCGCTGGTGTGTTTACGGTATCGACATTAGCAATGCCACGTAGCTTCAACTCTTCATCAATCTGCGCCTTGACCTTATCATCAGTGGTCATGCTGCGCATCTTCGGCAAGAAGTCGTCTGTGGCTTGGGCGAATGGACGTGATACTGCATCTTCGCCATTAAGTATAGCTATTGCATCGTTCCCTTGTATTCCATTTCCATTAAGTTGATCGCTTCCGCTGCCTTGTGCAGATGCTTCGGTAGAGTTATCAATTGGTCCTGTATCGCTCCGTCCTGCAAGCTGATTAGGTAAATCTCCCAAGCTTCCTTGAACGTAATTACCTTCTTCTTGAGTGGGGTCTGCAACCACATTGGTAACTCCATCATTCGGTAGGTCGCTGACATTTTCGGCCTCTAATAAATCTGCGGCATCAATTGCCTCGTTGTTTACAGGAATAGCAGGCGCAACTACTGGCTGCGTTGCCAATGGATCAACTTGTTGTGCTATCTCTGCTGCGCGTGTGAGAGTGCCTAAATTGGCGCGGCGCTCAATCTCTGCATCAATCATTGGCACATCAGCAGGGGTTAAGGTTTGCGCTGTCTTGCGTAGATTTTGTAAGTTTTTATCTGGCAGCGTTTTGAACTTCTCTGCTTTTTGTTCTGATAGCTTTGCTTCTGCGGCATCATACTCGGCCTGCTTTTGTGCGGCCAGTGCATCATCGGCAAACTCACCGCCTTGTGAGATAGTTAGTAACTGTCCGTTACTTTCCTGTACAGGGGCGTTAGAGGCTGGTGCTAAATCTTCTTTGCCAGGCTCTTTATTCTTACCACTTAATAAAGCAGAAGCACCGCCACCCATTGCAGTGCCAGATAACAAGCCCATTGCCGCGGCTTCGTCCACGCCTTCTGTTAGTGGTTTATCAAGTGCAATGTTAGATAAAATTTGCTCTTGGATTGATTGCGGCATTTCCTCGAAAACACCCTCTGACATACCACCTAACACCAGTCGTTTAGCTAGTGACTTTTTAACCTCTTCGGTTACACCGCCAGCAATAACGGTATCAATATCGGCAATGCTTAGCTTCTGTGCAAGCTTGCCACCAAACACGCTAGTTAACGCAGTCCCCAAGCCTGATGCAACCGACAAGCCAGACTGTTTGCCAGTAAGCAATCCATCTTTAGTTTGCTGGCGCGTGCCTTCCGCTGCGGAACCTGCACTTATCACACCCTCACCAACTGCACCGGCAATCACTGGATTTGCGCCTAATGCAACTGCGCCACGGCCTACCACGCCGCCAGCGCCCATCAAAGGTGCTGATTGCGTGACAGCGGAAACGATACTTCTAGGGTTTTGAATGGCAGCAATAGACTTATCTATAAATCCATCTGCATCAGACACAGCTTGATTAGCTGCTTTTTGTTCGTCAGAGAACTTTTCTGTTAAGAACTGCTTAGCCTCGTTTGGTTTATAGCCAACCTCTTCTAGCGCCTTACCTACACGGCCACCAGTTGGAATGTCTGCTAACCCTACTACGGCTTCTGGAACCGAAATAGCGCCTTGCACTAAATCGTTTGCACGATCAAGGCCGAATATACCTGTCTCAACTGTTTTTCTTAAAGCAGCTTTGCCTAAATCTTTAAGGCCAGTTAAGCCCTCTTTATAGACATTGCTTAACTTGTCGCTTGCGCTTGGCGTGCTAAAACTATCAAACTCAGAGCGTGCTTTTTCTAAATCTTCATCTGGAACATTGGGCTTTACAACAAATTCAAAGTATTCGTTTCGTGCCGCCTCTTTTTGCGATGCATTTAACTTCTGATACTCTGGGTTGTTGACAACATCATTCCATTTTTTTGCCATGAGATACGATTCCAGTAGATTGATTTTCTGCTGAAATCGTACTCGTTATAATTGCATTTACCGCCAAAGGTCATTGTATGTAGGCTTCTTGGCAGGCTGAGGTTTACCCTTGCCGTCTAGTCCTTCAACCTTTGTAACCTTGCCAGCATCATCCATGCGGAACATGCCAGATTTGTTGTTAATCATAAAGCCACCAACGCCATCAGATGTTACTTTAGCGCTCTTGTCATTCATCTGGTCAAAGATAGCTTGCTGTTCTGGCGTTGCGCTCTTGTACCACATTGCTTCACGTACAGAAGTAGGCAATTTGTCATTGCCAGCGCCAGATTTTACAATATTGGTTTCTTCTCTGGTTTTTTCAGTATTGGCTATGCTGGCCTCGGTTGCTGCGTTGCTTTGGTTAATGTTGGCACGCTTGCCTTGAAGGTCAAGTTTAATGCTTTCCGGCAGGCTTTCAAGCTTAATCTTGCCCTCTTGAATATCCTGATCAAGTTTTCTGAGTTGCCCATCCGTGAGCTTGTCTTTACGTGATTCTTCACGGTTAAGGCGTGCGGTTTCAATCTTGCGTGCAATACCATTAAGCATCATGGTAGGTGAAGCAAGGTTAGATAAGTCTTGCGTGATTTGATCTTCAATGCTGCCATCCTTCAAGTCATACACTTTCTCAAATGGCTTGCCAGTGCTTGAATCAACACCAGCTAACCTGGCCTTGCCGTCAGATGTTGGCTCCACTTTCAAATCGGTGTACGGCAATTCATCATTAGAGTGGCCGTTAGCAAGTGCAAGTAGCGCAGGCAACCCACCCTTACGCGCCTCAACAATCTTCTGCATGTACTCTTCTGACTTCATTTCAGTAGCCTGTTTAATCATTTGGAACGCTTGCGATTGATACTCTGGTTTGCTGTTCTCGCTGGTTAAGTAGGTCATGGCGCGATCTTGCATGGTTTGCCACATTGGCTTAGCCTGTGTTTGCGTTTTATCAGCTACGGCTAGGCCGCCATTGCTGCCTTTGGTGAACACCTCGTTACCAGTTGCGGATAAGCCTTGTTGTGCATAAAAGTTGCTGAAACGCTCTTGCTGCTCTGGTGTGGAGTTAGCCATGAAGTGTTTGGCTTTATCTAAACTAGTCAGGCCTTGTGCCGCAGGGTTCTTTTCGTCAAACGCCACTTTCCCATCTTTAGCTACTAACTGATCTTTTTCATTCCATGCTGGCGCATCTGCACTTGCATACTTTGATTCATTTGAGAATGATTGATGATATGGTGTTTTGTAAGTATCTGGAAAATGCATCTGTCCATCATTAGCATTAACCTGTGTTCCGTTTTGGCCTTGTGATGCTACATCTTTCCAATAGCCGCGCATGTCATAATCTGCTTTTTCTGACGGATCAAACGGCACATTATTGTCTTTAACCCATGAATTAAACTTTGATTCATCTTCGGCAGATAGTGATGTAGTGTAGTTTTTATTGTTTGGGTATTTAACATATTGGCTATTACGGCTTTCTGCATCATCTCCACTAAATACTTTCGGCAAAGCCATTGTTAAGCCTTCTGCTGCAATATTAGTTTTATTTTTGTATTCAGGCTTAGAGTTTGCCGCAAGCTCCTCGTTAAGTCGCTTTTCCTTACGCCGCGCTTCTTGCTTCTCTTCAAAGTCTGCACGCGCACGCTCGTTTTCCTCCATACGGATTTTATCTAGCTCATCCTGACGCTTTTTATCTTCCTTCTGCTTTTCACCAGCAAGGTAACCGTTACCAAAGCCAGCGGCAAAGCTAACCAAGCCACCTGCACCTCTATTACCTCTAGCCATTATTTACTGTCCTTTGCTAATTTATCCACTTTTTTAGCCAATGCTTTAGTCGCGGCCATTGTTACGCCTACTGCTGAAATTAAATCTACCATCTTGCCATCAGACACTTGCTTGCCTAGGTTTTTGTGTAGATCCTGCGCCATTGCTCCGATGTGCTCTTTATTGTCAATATCCTTGAATTCTGCATCAGTTACCTTGTTAGGATCATATTTCCATTTAGAGATACCTGTTTTTTTGATACCTTCAAGCGCCTCATCTTCATTGATAGGTTTAATATCTTTTTTCATGCGCTTGTCAGAGTATTTGGCAAGCGCAGCTCCACCAACCTGCCCTAGCGCACCCCAAACTGCATCACCGCTGCCGCTGTTCGCATAGCCAGTTTGTGCGCCGACCATGCTACTTAGGCCGCTTACTGCGGTTTGTTGGCCTTGCATAATTAAGCCGTTTGCTTGGTTGATCCCCTGCATGTATTGGTTGCTAGTCTGGTTTTGGTTGTTAACTGCTGAATTACCTGCATTAGTGGCAAGGCTATATGAGCCTTGTGATGCCGCTGGCAAGTTACGGTACAAGCCTGCAACGTCCTGTTTCTTAGCTGTAGCAATCGCACTATCTTGAATTTTATAGTTACGATCAGCGGTCATGCCTTTTAGCTCTTCACTTACTTGGCCCACACCACGGCCATACATAGTTTGTGTTGCTGCCTTGCGCGTTTGATTTGCAGCCCCTGCCTGCGCCCCTGCCTGCTGTACTGCTTGTGCATTAGCATTAGTTAGCAACTTGTTAGGCGAGAATCCGTAACGAATGCCTTGGCGAATTGCTGAGTTAACGGCATTGGTATAACCTGCGCGAGAATCTGCAACGGCCTGCCCTGCTTCGGCTTCAATGTCATCTGCATAGCGGTTATAAACCTGCGTATCTGTTTCACCAATACGCCCAGCAAGCTCATTATTCTTGTTAAGTATCTTATCGCGGCCAGCCTGATCTAGTGCGTCCATGCGAGCTTTGGCCTGCATTGCAAGCTTGGTCGTTAGCGCGTTAGTTTCAGGGGTATCATAAACGCTAGAAACTTCTGCAGCAGGCGTTGTATATTCAAAACTCTGAGTGCCTTGCTTAAGTTCTGGGCTAGTTTTTACCCATTGATTATTTTCATTAAGAACGTAGTAAGCGTTTTTATCTACAGCATCCCCAAAACTAACAGGCTGTGCGACCAGTGAATCTATGGTAGCCATGCCCCTTGTGTCTGGCATTGCGGTACCACTTCCGTAAAGTTTTGCACCGGATGGTAGGTCTGAACCTTTCTTTGCACCATCAGGGATGGCAAAAGATGATGTAGGAATTTCAAAAGACTTTGTTACAGCAGATGCAGCAGCTTTTTCTTGCGCCGCTGTTTTTTGAGTTGCCGTTTCAGAGGTTCTTAGCGCCTCAATTTGCTCTACCTCTTCCGGAGTAAAGCCCATCGCTTCATAGTAAAGTTGCTGCTCAACAGGTCTAGCGTATTGCTTCATGTAGTTGAAGTAATCATCGCCTTGCTCTTTGGTCATGTTCATTAAGCCAAGTTGCGCATTGACAACCGGCGTAGTGACAGACATATTCTGATCGTACTGGCGCTTGTTTTCAGCTAACTGAGCATCGCCTAGTTGCTTACCTAACACCGCTGCTTTATCGGCAGCTGCGGCTAATGCCGTAAAGTCCGGGGCATCACCGCCACCCTTGCCGCCATCACCATAAAAGGTGAAAAAATCCGTCACCAAAAGGTGAGGACATAAAAATAATTTGAGCAAGCTAAACATTACTACCCCTTAATCCATCTGCATTCATCACGATGCATTGTCAAAACAACTAGGTCACCATCAGATGCACCGTCTTTAATGCGTGTTGATTCTGTAAAGCCAATATGCTTAGTAAATTCTATTGAGCGCTGATTGCTTGAAGCTACGACATTGATAATTACCTTGCACTTAGCAACCTTGAAAACATACTCAAAACAAAACTTGAGTAACTTTCTACTGCACCAATTCACGGCCTCGCCTGCGCAGTGCATTGAGCATCTAACCTCTGGGCTAAATGCATCAAACGCCACGCCTGCAATTAAATTGCCGTGCTCATCTTCTACACCAACGGCGTTATAAGTGTTGGCAGGAGCGAAGGGGGACGCTCTGCCTACACGTTTATAAAGCCATTGGTTAACACGCTCTTTATCATCAGTTACTAAGCGCCTCATTGCAGCCTTTCAATAATTTCATTGATTTTGGCTATTACATCACTACTACTTGCATCTGCATTTAGTGGTTTAATCGGCTCACCACGCCTACCCATAATGATCTCTAAGCATTCTTTGACAGGCTTGTTAAACCTCTCATTGGCACTGTCTTTTGGTAATGATGGAATGGCAGGCTTACGCATTTCTTAATGCATCCATGCTATCGGCTATGCGTATTTCTTTAACTTTGCACTGGCTAAACACCTCTACTGAAAATACATCTGACTTGTAACCGTCTGGCAACCGGAAAGCTTTGTTGTTTTCGACTACGCGAGAAATCACAATTTCATCTTGATTCTTACGAAGTACAAACGTCACTCGGTTAGCTGGTGGGTTATCTGGAACTTTCTGTAACGATGTTGCATGCAGTCCATTTTCATTAAATCCATAGAAGTTAATGCTTCCTTTAATGTTTCCAGTAAGCAATAGTGCCGCATTGGCCGCTTCTGCTGAGGCAATCGCAGCGTTAATTGAGGCTTGTGTAGCAACGTCAATCGCCGCATCAAATTCAATCTTTGCCGCTGCCATATTTGCTGGAGTAGGTAATACAAAGTCTTTACTACGCCATGACGCATTTAATGGGTACGTGTCTGCACTATCCCATGCCTTAATGCCATCAACATCAGATATAAAAAGCTCGCTGGTAGATTCATCTGCATACAGTTCATGCGCCTGCACGTCTGCCGTAACTAATAAGTCACCGTCTAATATCAACATTGCACGTGAATCATCCTCACGCTGATAGCTAATATACAGTCTGCCGTAAGCCGTGGCACTTACCATTGATGCAGGATTGAGTAGTTGCCATTCGTCTTTAGTGTAAAAGCGATCTGACAGCAGACTAACGCCAGAAGAGCCGGCATAGACAAGTCCATGAGCCGAAGCATAAACAAGCCCATCGCCGTACTCAATCATGCTACGTTTTGATAAGCATGGATAAAGTGAATTGATTTTTTCCATACTCATTGAAGTCGGGTCAACACCAGAGGCCATATAGGGGATGCCTTTAGTGCCTACTCCTATTTCACTGCCAAATGTGCCGATTGCTACAATGTCGCTATCAGTGCTCATCTGGTAACCGATAGGCCATGCGTGCGGTTGATAAGGTTCTGAAAGGCACAGTAGGTTACCAACAAAGGCAATGACTGAACCAGAGGAGTGAACCTTAAACCCTTTCAATCCTACTGGCGGCTGTTCCCATCCACTTGATATTAGTTCGTCACCAAGAATATTGGCATCTGATATATTGTCATTGAATGAAGTGCCTACATCATCACTTACTAACTGGACGGTACCGGTCAACCCAGTAGAACGGTAAAGTCGGCGCTTCATTCCTGATAGGTTGAGGGGTACTGTTCTTGTCCATGTGTCTGCCGTATCTGTTGCGTTGTTGTAGGCGCCGGTTGGCGTGTTTTTAACGGTAAACTTCATCGTCTTGGCTGTTAAGTTAGCCTCGGTAAGTGTCCATGTTCCATTAACGTTAGTAGCAGTAGTAACGCCTGCAATCGTAACCTGCTCACCTGCTCGATTAAAATGCTGCGCTGTAGTGGTGATAGTTACATTTTTGCCACTGTACGAGATTGCGCTTATGTCACCGCTATTGATTGGCAACTCCCCTATACCAGTAATCGCCCAAGTATCATCAACCTTACCGGTAACCAAGTCAGATACAGGCGCTGGTGCAGATTCTTCACCAAGGTTTGAAAAGTATGTAAATGTGTAAATGCGAGTAGTTGCGGCACCAACGCCGCCAGATGGCGCAACACTAACCTTTGCGATTGGTGTAGGGATGCCTAGCGCATATTCAGTTGCAGGGTAGTCATTGTTGCCACTAGATATAATCTGAGAGTAAGTCGCAATCTTTGGAATGCCATCACCAGACCAAACAAAGCGCGGCTCAACGTCAGACGATAACGGCACGCGCACCGCATCAACATCAATCGGCCATGTTAACCAAGCATTCTGGTCTAAATACCATGCTCTAAATATTGATAGTGCTGGTAGTGACTTATTTGGTTCATTGATAAGCTTTGGCGCACGCAATGGCACCATGTTGCCGGATTGCAACTTGATGTTATTAGCTACAACAGAATTACTGTCGCCTATAAGGCGTTCACCGGTGCGCGGAATGATGCCGCCAAATGGCGATATTCTTAGCATAACCATTACTGGCTGCCCTCACCGCCGCATTTACGATTGCTACACACACCATCAATCCAACCACGCGCCAGGTTGAAGTCGGCGGTAGTTACTGCGCACGCTTCTTCGACAATTGATAATCGAGTATCGGCTGCGTCAAGCTTTCGCCTGCAGCTGGCAGATTGCTCGGTATCGCTGGTAGCTTCGCCTGAGGCACTGCGACTACCTGCTTCGAGCAACATGCGGTCAGCATAAGAAGCAAGCCTAAAATCAGCATTGGTTTTGTTAGCATATAAATTACTCACTTTCTTTTGAAGTTGCGACCTATCTACATTTAAAGCGGCAATGGTTGATTTGTGCTTATTGACTTCCAGCGCCACTGCCTTTTGCGTATTGGCTTCTATGATCTGATTCTTTTGTGCTTGTAGCTCGGCCTCTTGCTTTACCAGAGCAATGTATTCTTTGAAGTCTTGCTTCTCCTGCTCAAACGAGCTTTTGTAGTGCCAGATAGCTACCAGCATGAGCACCACCAGCACAATGCGCCAGTGCGTGATTAGTAACTGGGATAGGGATTTAAACTTACCTAGTAACCACAAGCCAAAAGTAATCATTAATCTAACTCCACAAATTCCAACGGATCTAATCTGTTAGCCGTACCTAATCCACACACTTGCTTGGTGCGTATCTCAAAATGCAAGTGGCCGCCTTTAGCAATAGTTTCCATACCAGCGGCATTGCCGGTGCTGCCAGTTTTGCCAATCCAGCCGCCTGCATTAATCTTGTCGCCTACTTTTACCGCGACTAGGCTTAGGTGCGCATAGAATGCATATAGTGGTTTGCCTTCGTGCTCAAATTGAAGCGTGACTGTGTAGCCGTAGCCGTCATGCCCCATGTTTACGCCAACGATAGTGCCGTCAGCAACCGCAAGTACCATATCGCCCTTGTTGGCTTGTAAATCAATACCCTGGTGCGCACGCTTTGAGCCGTCCGCATTTCTACGCACTAGCCCAAACTTAGCGCTATTCACACTAGCCAAGCCTGCTGTGCGTAACTTACAAATCTTTAGTGGTTTCATTACGCCCTACTTTCTGAATAAACCTTAAATACAAAACCTTGCAATACTGAGATAGGCGCTGTCACCGCTGCTATAATCAAAGCTACATCCGCACCGGTCTTTTCTGTTGCTGTTGCAAATATTGCAGCCCATGCGAATGCTTCCCAAGTCATCCAGACGGTCACATAAAGAACAAATGAGCGAACTGAAATAAAGTTCTTTGCATCTGCCCACCTGATGAATTTCACTTGTCAGCCTTTCCATCAAGCTTTGCTTCTATCTTGTCTAGCTTTGCAAATAGCGCAGAACCTAGCTTGTCCATATCGTCACGCTTAACGTAAGTACCAGCTACTAGCACTTCAATATGCTGCACCTTGTCAGCAAGTAATGAGTCCTGTTTTCTCAACTCATCAATAGATGACTTCAAGTTATTCAAAACCCACCCCCCTAAAGCACCAACTAAGCCAATAGATATGTTGATAATTGTCTGCGCTTCCATCTACAACCTTTCTTATTTTTATTTAACTCTTATCTTTTCAAAATTCAGCATTAGCAACTGCTGGGGTGTAATCCGGTGATAAAACTTACTATCAAACGGCCGCTGCCCTCCTGCCGCTAAAATACTTGCAACCAATTCAGCGCATGACCACTTATCATCTTCTTGCCAGTTACGTTTTAGCCCAATGCCAATCACACCCAACCAATCGTATTGCTTGCCTAGCTGACCAATTGCAAAGGCCTCACTAGCTGCAATATCACTTACCGGCACATGCATCACGACTGCCTTAGAAGATATAGCCAAACGCTCATTCACTTTATTCAGTACAACGCCATCCCCTGCGATTGCACCGATAAGCTGCGTGTTATCAAGAATCAAATCAACATGGCTATACTCAGACCAAGTAACAAAACGGATAAGCCAAGAGCCTATGTGATGCCTGCGGCTGAATAAGAGCTTCATGGCTTTACCAAGTAATTGCCGCTACTTGCTCGGCGGTAGTTGCAGAGGCGAGCTGAGATTTCAAAGATTGGCTTTTTGTAAAGTTAGCCTGCCCCTGAGCAATCATGCTGTCGTAAAACGCATTCCAAGTTGCAACGTCTTGAATTGGTAGTATGCTGTTATCGACGGCTTTCCATCCACCTACCCAATTTGGTGGCAACGCTTGTCTTGTCGCAACATGACCATTTATCGCATCAATGTCGCTTCTGCTTAACTGATCGCACGCGAAGAATTTACCAAGGTGCGAGAATGTTGTTTGATTAGCTGCTAATCTCTCTTTGTTGATTTCATCATTCTTATCAGCTTTAAGATCAGCTAAACTCTTACTTTGCGGCTGAACATTAACCACGGTAATGCCATAGCCCAACAAATCAGATTCAGGCATCGCAGATAACCAGCCAATAGGGTAAGACGCGCCTAGCTCGTCCTTGAACCCTGTCTTATCCGAAATTTCCACTCCGTTTAGAAAAAATCTTTTCATTAAATTACCGCTCCGTTTCTAGTCCCTGTGTTCAACCAAGTAACAAAAGAGTTTCCTGAGATATATGCACCGCGCGCACCACCAGCTCCACCAGCGGCACCGCCACAAAATGGGTAAGTAGCCGGACAGCCAATAGGCTCTGTGGAAGTAGCACCACTACCAGCAGAGCCATTTGAACCATTAACACCAGTAGTACCGCCAGATGCACCAGCAGCACCATTTGCTGTTACGCTGCAAAAGTAGGTATTAGATGTTGTGCCTCCGTAGGAGCTGCAATAGGAAGCGCCTCCACTCCCAAGTGGTTTATAGGAAGCCCCATTACCGCCATTACCTCCACTACCAGCGTTGATTGTTCCTTGGTTGTCAATTGTCACTGCGCTAGATGCTAAGAAAGCGTTACCACCATTACCACCAACTCCACTATTGGAGGCTCCACCAGCACCGCCTTTGCCAAGTATTGAACCGTAATTAATTACCTTAACAATTGAGCCTGTTGGGAACGTAGAACCTGTTTGAAGCGCTGGTGTAGATGTTGAGGTGGATGTAACGGAAATGCCAGAATTGATGGTCAGAGTTAAATTGACTGGCGATACACCATCCCATCCAGCAGCTACCGCAAGTGTTCTTATATTAAGATCGGATGCATTTGCTGAAACCACAAGATTGAGTGTCAGCATCCCTCCAGTAACAAGTTGTGCTATTAAGCCAGCAGGAATTGTCATTACTTCACATCCTTGGCTGGGCTAATAAAGATACGTGTAGATGTTTCTACGTAATATGCTAAGTAATCTACTGCATTAGCTGCGGTAGATAGAGATGGAGCTGTACCACTTGTAAATTTGTAATTGGCTGCGTAAGTGAGTAACCGGCTGCCTGTTGCATCTTGAGTGACCGCAATAATTCCTGATTGACCAGCCACGGCATTTGTTGGATTTGCTAATTGTCTTGTTGCGCCAACCGCTGAGGTCATGAGCAATGAAAAATTGTTAGAAAGCGCCAAATTCAAGGCTACTGGTGAAGCATCTGTAAGCGCAGTAACCTTACCTCGCTGTCCAGCATCCCACTGTTGGGCCACATTTAATTTGGCCGTTAGTGCATCGTATGCCTGTATGGTTGTGCCAATTGCGGCAGTTAATGCAGCGTTTATAGCTGTTGTAGTAGCCGAAGCAGTGGTGTATATCCCATCAAAGTAAGTCTTAAGCGTTGCCTTTACGTTTGCCCACGTAACTTTTTTGAGTGCATTGGATTGCGCGCTGTCAATAAGCCCCATCGTGTCCGCATCTACTGGTGTAGCTTTTGCGGTCGCGGCATTGATTGATAACTCTTTGCCGTTTAGCTCAGTTTGCAACTCATCGAGGGCCGCTTGCACCGTTGTTGCAGTTAGGTTGCCAGAAGGTGTGTTGCTAATAGCAGACGCTGCATGCGCACCGGATGTATCGTCTATATGGTCAAATAACGGTTGAGCCTCGCCTGCTGTCATTCGTAATTCAACGCTATCAGCTGCCGCCCATGCGCGTGCGGTTGTCCCCTCTTGCCCACGAACAATAGTCATTGAATCAGATGCGCCAACTCGAGCCGTGACTTTTATTATTTCTCGATTGCCGCTGGCATCTTCAAGAGTTAGTATTGTATGGTTTGGTGCTGTAACTACAGGGAACCTATCCCCATGCCCTGTTTGCACCGTTAAAGTTGTTGCTACATTGGTAAGTGAACCTGCCAATGTGCTGAATGCGTTATTCTTTGCCTGATATGTCATCTGTTATGCCCCTTGCGCACCCTGCGGCGCACTTACTTTTCCACCTAGCTTTTGAACAAATGCCTGGTAATGTGAAACCGCCCTGCCAGAATTGCTATGTTCGTCATCGCGTGATTCGGAACGGTAAATAACATAGTCAGCTAAAGCAGGCGCTACACTTTCTGGTACTTCGGTTATTGCATCATTCAGTGCGTAGGTCTGTGGATTCCTGATGTAGATTACTTCTAATAATTGCATATCAGGTGCTTTGGGGTAGATGTAGAAACGTAGCGGATCGCCTGCGAATCTTGTCCAATTTTGCGCTGGTCCTGCCGTGTCACTAGCCCAATCCGGATTAAATGCAGACATAGCCATCAAATCCATTGGTAAAATCGCCTTGCCGTCTTTAATTCTTATTACCTGTTCAATTGCCTGAGCGTTTAAAAATGTAATAGCCTGCTCTGTCTGGCCTTCGGTGCAGCTGAAATCGCCAGATGTTTTGAAGTATTGCGGCGCTATGGTTGAGCACTCTTTCAGTCCGTCATTTACATACCCCAATAACTCAGGGTCGCTAATACGCAAAGATACGGTGTCCTTATCGTTATAAATACTGCGTGCAATGTTAATAATGCTTTGCGGTGTCATGGTGCATATCCCTTGCTGCTAAGTTTGAATAATGTTGATAGGCGTAACGCTTGCTGTATGAGGTCTTGGCGTTAAACTTCCAGAAAAATCATTTATGGAAATACTGCCTAAATCTGGTCTATTTCTTATGCCGTGTATTCTTACGATTGAAGAAAGCAAGTTGTCGTCAGCGTTAATTGATGCCTCGGCCACTATTGCTAATGCACCATTACTGGTTAGGCTATCGTCCTGAGCAATAAAGATCAGATCAGCTAAAACAACCAATGCCGCGCTTGATGTAAGCTGATTAGCATCTTGCGTGATTGTTAATGTGGCAGAAGTGCCGTTTTCAGCGTCTGATTCAAGCGTGTCGTCTGCTTGAGTGAATGTAACGTCTGCAGCAATGGGTAATGATGCGTCAGTTACAAGCCCGTCATTCTGCTGTGAATATGCAGCATCAGCAACGATTGGCAGCACTGATTGAGCATCAATGGCGTTGTCATCTTGCGTGATTGTTAGAGTAGCCTGTATTAATCCGCGCGCATCAGATGAAAGTAAGTTTTCATCCTGATTGGCGGTTAATGTTGCCTGAACACTAACCGCTGTAGTTGACGTTAATGTATTATCATCTTGTGTTTGCGATAAGTCGGCGCGTATAAAATCTTCACCACCATTAAAGGCGGCAATGTTATAAGCCTGGCTGTTATACGCCCATGACATTATCCACTAGCGCGTTATTACGCATTACCTGCATTGATGGTAAATGTGTTTACAGTAATTGATTGACCTACTGCAGTATTGGTGTTGTCAACGGACATATCACCGCCGCCGCCTGTAAGCGTTACAGATCCTTGCACATGGCAAGTTGAGCCTGCTGAGTTTTTAATGCGAAAATGCCCGATTACACCAGCGGCTATTCCTGCAACTGTCCATGTGCCAGCTTTCGCTTTAGAGCCTGCAGAAGCTGCCGCCATCCAATCACTAGGTAATGTTATTTCAGCTAACAAGGTGCCGCTATCTGCTGCGGCACAATTGGCTGGTGCAGCACCACTTCTAAATTGAAGCTTTGCCGACACGCCTGCTGTAGATTCCATTTGGTCTAACTGGTTATTACGCAAAGTAACTGAATATTGCATGTTTGTTTTCCCTTAAAATGAATGCATCTTTACGCGCAATGGCTTGGAGCCGCCGCCTTTTGAATAACGTAAGCTCTCTTTTGCAATAGCTGAATCAAATGTGTTTTTGTAAATGGCCGCCTGTTGCAAGTTAGTCCAAGGTTGATTAGCCTGCATCATCAGAAATGACTTAGCACCTGCGGCTACTTCTGAGTTGTAGCGTTGATACAAGTCATCTGGCAAAGTGGTTGCAGTTTCTGATGGCCTTGTTTTTATGGTAACGACTAACGCTTCTGCCGCGTCTGGCGTGCGGATAAGGTGAAGGCTTCTACCACTTAGGTAATAGTAGTAAGGCGTGCCTGTTTCCGTGTCCTCTTCGCTTCGTAGTGCATCATGCTGTGATGATGGGTCAAGCTCACGACCATCACGGCGAACTGAAATAACATCATCAGGCTCGGTATCGTCTAGCATTAAAGTGGTTAGGTCATAACTAGGCGTGTTAGCAATTGTGTTAAGTGTTACCACCTCTTGCATAATCTTGGTGCGCTTACAAAACTCAATGCCAGCACGTAGGATTGCATCTAATATTTGAATCTCTGGACACATTGGCACCTCTGGCCGCACGTACTTAGCAAAATTAGCCAATGTCGCCATGATTAAACGCTAGCCTTTGCTGCTGCGATTGCTGCCGCTAGCTTTTCATTGCCAAACAAGTGAGGGCTTTTAATCTTCAATGCTTTAGCTTCTGCCAGTAATGCATCACGGTTAAGCTCTTTCGTTTCAACTGCTGGATTTTGCTCTGTAGCTGGTGCGCTTTCTGTTTCCTGCGCTACCGGCTCGGCTTGCTTGCCGCCTTCCGCTGTTTGCGGCTTTTGGCCTTCATCTGCTGGCGCTGCGTCAGTAAGTTTTGGAGTACGCAAAAACTCAATTTGAGCATTTAGTTCTGCTTCGCGCTCATCTTCATCTAGCGCATTCCATTCGCTGATAGTCATGCCAGTGTACTCAAATGCACCACGCACAATATCGCCTAACGGCAGCTCTATACCTTCGGCAATAGTTACTACTGATGGAAACAATGAACTACCAAGCAGCACGGTACTTTCTTGGCTTGGGTTAACTTCCTCACCTTCCGGCACGCGATAACCATCTTTAATGCTAAGAAAGCGGTCAATGTGCGACTGGTTAGTTACTTCGCATAAATGGCGAGGCTCTGTATCAGTAGCGTTAAAGAAGTAGGTCATATCGCCTATTTCTACGGTTGTGCCTGCTTTACGTTTGATGATGGATTCAATTTTCATTTGAAAACCTCGTAATAATTTTGGGTTGTGTGGGATGTTGGGTTAGTAGAAGGAACACGGCAGGACGGCGAACCGCCCTGCTATATCCCCCACCCCAAACTTTTATACTGCGCGATAACGCAGTTCTAACTGAACTGAACCTGCTGCGGCTGTTGCGGCACCTGTAGCGATCACAACACCTACAACACGGTCATAATCTACTGCTGTAACCGCATCAAGTGCGTCATAAGTGGTCTTTGATGCGTGATGTAGCGCAATACCGCCTGCTTGACCGATGGTTGAACCTGCCAACAAAGATGTTTCAATCGCCGTTTCAGCAGCATTCAAGATGCCTAGGTTTAGCAAGATAGCTGGCGCACCGTTGCTATCAAGGTCGCTTGCATTAAGCGTGTAGCCAACTGGAATGCAATCAGCTGGTAATACAGCCAAAGCCAAGATATTGCCTGCAGCATTCTGTGCTGATGTTAATAACACCTTGCCCTTTACAGTCAAGTCCTCTTGGGCTACTGGACTAGGCGCTGGCAACTTGCCAGAACCATACAGTGAATCAATTTTAGCCATGCTTTTACTCCTTAAAATTCGTTTTCAAAGTAACCGCTAGGCCGACTTAACGGCCTAGTCAGTTAATTAGCTTGGGTCAGCTACCGCAGTATCTAAGGCGATTACACCAAAGTCGCGTGAGGTGCCGTCCACTGTGAAAGCGGTTTTCTTCACACCAAAGATAGAGCCGGTAGTAATCACAACTTGATTGCCGCGATCTTCCATTTCCTCGTTCCAATCAAAGCGCAAGCCTGTACCAGCGGAACCGAAGGCAACTACAGCGGCTTGACGGCCTAAGAACAATGCACGCGCTGCCGTTACGTTGTTACCTGCGCCGTAGTCATTGAAGCGGATTACATTGCGGTGAGAATGCAGGATCACGTTGTTATACATGCCCAAATTGCCCTTGAATAATGGGTTATTACGACCTTCTGCCGTAGCTGCTGCTTTCTGAATATCCATCCAGCCACCAGCGCCAGCATCGCGGCGTAAGTCATACTCTTGCCAAGGGTGCATTACGATAACGTAGTGCTCTTCACCATCAATCATCACTGGTTGAATAGATGGAACGCCACCTGTACCGCCGCCCATCGTTGCAGCACGCGCAACAGTACGGTCAATCAAAGCAAGATCAAGCTTGTCTGCTGAATCAATCGTGCCTTTACTGGTTGCGTTGCCGCCATGCAATAAGTGCTTGTCATCTGGCGCAACTAAAGCATTGCCTGCGTAGCCGGCGAAGTCGGTATCTTCAATGAAATCATCATTGATACCACGAGCACCAGAAAGGTAAGTGAATAGCGTTTCGTCAAACAAACGTGACCACCATTCAGCTTGACGTGTTTTCGCAATCTTACGAATGTCGTGAATCGTGCGCTTGTTACTCATTTTGCCGCCGCCGTTAACGCCGCCGCGGAATTGGTCAATCAAAAGACTATCGGTATAGAACTTCAAGTCCTCTTCTTTGCCACGCAAGGTTTTGTCGCCACGAACAGGCTTCATCTTGAGTTGCATTACCAGGTCATACGAAATTTTGTCGCCTGAATCTTGCTCAAGATCGGTAAGAGTTTGAATAGGTGTTTGTGCATCTTCGCCAACACCCATCATCTTTTTGTTGAAATATGAAGTGCGGCTTACATCAACCGCTAATAATGCCGAATATTTCTGTACGGCTTTTGGATCGCCAACGCCAACTACTGACTTTGCCATAGTGTTACTCCTCTAAAAGTTAAAATTCACTCCGAGGCACTCATGCGCGTCAGTTTTGTTACGTTCTTGCTATTACAAATGCATTTATACGTCCAATAATTGCATTTGCATTAAGGCTTATTCATTGTTAAACCATTTTTAGCGATTGCCGAAGCGCTGCCGCCAGCCTTACTTACCGCCAAAACAACATCGCTATCTGCTTTAATGTCAAGCCTAGCAATCTGTCCAGACTTCTTAAGAATAGTGATCTCAATACGTCCATTATCAAACGTGATTGATTCGCCTACTTTTAAATCTTGCTTTATGGTTTTACTCAAAATAAGCCTTCAATGCTTTTATTAGCTTGTTAAATAACGTTGCACTTGCTCTGGGTTAAGCTTGGCTACCGCACGTTCCAAGTCCATGCCAGTTAGTTTTTCCAAGTGCGCAAACTCACCGCCATTTTCTGAATCGGTATCAGCTGCAGGTAGATTGCTTAACGTTTTTGGAATCTTGCTAAGGTCTGGCTTACGGACTGTGCGCTTCTGTTCTGTATTAGAAGCAGTACCAAAGCGCTCACGCACAATCTTGTCAGCTTCATTTAAAAAGAATGTGCCTTTTTGATTGACGTATTTAGGGTCATTAGCCAGGTCAATCACCGCGGCATTAAGTGCGGCCATTACGATTTTGTCTTTGTAGATAGCATTACGTTTATCGCCAAAGAATTGTTCCTGCTCCCACTTCCAGCGCTCATTATCAATATGAGCATTTTGCTTAGCGGCATTCTCTGCGCTTGCTTGCTTGATGCGCAGTGCGGTTTCTTCATCAGAAATTTCATCTTTCTTAGCCTCATACTGGTCAAGATCAATGTCGCCGTTGTTTAACTGATCACGCAACTCAGCCTTAGCGGCTTTAATGTCAGCCATGCGCTTATCAAAATCATCAACAAACTCAGCCGTTTGTTTTGGGATAAATGCATCTACGGCCTCGGCTTCATCAGACAAGGCATCGTCTGCGGCATCGTCAGCATTAACATCGTTGCCATCGCCACTTGTGGCATCAGCATCATCTTCGGAATCATCATCGCCAGCGACTGCACGCAATGCGTCCGCATCATCCGCGCCGTCATCTTCGCTATCATTAAGCGCAGCCAACTCTTCTGGTGAAAGCCCTGCTAGTGATTGGTCGTCATCTTCTACTGCCATAATATTTACTCCTGTTTCTTGGGTTGTGGTTGGTAAAACTGGTTACTGCTTAATCGTCACTATCACCGTCAGGCTCTTTTCTGTCTTTCTTACCAGCAAGGCCGGATGCTTCCATCGCGTCATACTGTTTCTTGGCACAGGCCCGGGCAGCTGCAAAGCGCTTCGGGTCTTTTTTGATCTTCTCAGCTTCTACCAATGTGCGCATATCTTCCTGCGCCTGCCATTCGTTCATGTTTGAATCTTCTGCAATTTGCACTTTCCCTGCATTTGTTTTAGCCATTTCTCACCCCGTCATTTTCGATAGTTTCAATACCTTGATTTACCCCTTGCATGGCACTTTGAGCTGCAGCGCCATTCATTGGGTCTTGGTCTAATGGTTGTACTGGCGCAACTTCTGCCGCCTGATTGACTGCTGCTTGCTCTTGATTGGTTGGTTTAAAGCCTGCGCCTTTCATGATTTCATCAGCTACGGCTGCGGCATTAGGTACCGTTGCAACTACTTGACCTGCTTGTAATGCTGCATACATCGCTTTAATGCGCTCAGTTAATGCCTGTGCATCTAGCTTGTCAGTTTCAGCAATTAACTTAGATAATTGGTTGCGCATCGTTTCTATTGCCATTTCCTGCTGCATTGATTGCACTTTTGCGGCCTGAGCCTTTGCCTGTGCTGCTTCTGGCGTTTCTTCTGCTTCTGGATCTGATTGTCCATTGATTGAACGAATGCGATCCACTAACTGCTGCTTATTAGGCAGGTCTGCCATCTCAATCACTAAATCCAGCAAGTTCAACGCTACTTGTGGGTTCATCTGGGCTAGGCGACCAACAATATCAAACAAGCTTTCAAACATTGCTTGTCTTAAGCTGCTGCGGTAGTCCTGTTCGCTTACTACAAAATCGGTTTGGAATTGTGTAATGTCATTGATGATGTTGCCTTCTTCATCCGGCACATTGATTTCTTCATACTTAGGCTGGCCTTTTTCACCAGTAATTCGCACTACCTTTTGCTCGGTATAAAACTGCTCTACGTTAGATAGTTCGATTTCGCCCACTAACTGCACTGAATAGCGTAGGTTGTCAAAAATCTGTGTAGTTGATACGCTGCCCTGCTCTTGGCGTGCTGTAATCGCTACGCCACTATTAGCGTTCGTTTGGCGGCCTAAGTTCTCTGCTGTGATGCCTGAAACGTTACGAATATGCTGCACGTTTCTGTCCATCAGCTTCAATTGCTCCTCTGCAAGCTGAATATCACGGTTGAATGATAACTCTGCACCTTTTTTCTTTACAATTAAGAAGTCCGGACGCGATGCCTCTTCTCGCAATTCATCCCAATCTTCTACCGCACCCTCTTCGGCAATAATGCCGTTGGCTGAAAGAATCCATAGCGCTTTTGATTGGCGCTTGTTTAAATCATCTTGTGGGTCACGTAAACCACGAATCACGCCATAAGGTGCTTTGTCGCGTCTGCGGCGATAGCACCACACCGGAACAAATGGGAAACGGTTATGCTCGTAGGGCGATTCACTGTCTGCAACTAATCCACCGTCACAGAAAATAGCGCAGCGCACTTGCATTTCCAGCTTGTCATACAAGCTGAATTGATTGCGTAAAGCTTCTATGTGCTCAGGGTTCTCTTTATCAAACACCTGGTTATCAAAGTCACCGCCGCTAAACTTTCTGACTAACACAGGTACTTTGTACCAGCACTCAGTCATTTTCACGCGCTCTCTGGCATTTAAGCCTTTTGCGCTGCCGTCATACGGCATGTATTTGCCAATGCTTGCGGTTGGTTGATAATCAAATCCTGCTTGAGTAACTCGCGCACCAAGGTAATAAGATTCTTCGTCCTCTTCATATCGCTGGTTTGTGCTAATGCTAGATTTGATAATGTCCGAACGCTCAGGAAAATAAGCCACAGCAATGTCGGCATCAAGCCAGCGGTTACGGAAAATGTAACGCCCATCGCTCAAATCCATTTCATTAGCGTTGCTGTCATAAAGAACATTGAGCCAATCTTCATTGCGCGTATAAATAAGCTCTTCTGTTGGGTCACCGCGAACGCCTGATTCAATCCAGCCAACACCAGCCTTTACTGCTGATTCAAATGCAAAGCTACGGCTAAATGGCGTTTTATTAACGTCTGACAAATACTTAAGCAGCATTGTCTTAATTTCTGCATCTTTGCGACTGCCTTCGTCTTTACGTCTAGCCAATACTTTATGGTCAATGCGCGTGCGGCGCTCCGTGCCTATAATCCAATCAATGGTTGGCTTGACCTCATTGAACACCAGTGGTGCTTGTCCGCGCTCCATAAGCACCTGTGCATCTTCAACCGACCATTGCATTGAATCGTAATAATCTTCATCTAGCGCCATTTGATAGCGGTTAGCAGATTGCAAGCGCATTTCTTGGTCGTACCATTCACGAATCTGGCTTAAGCGCTTTTGGCTGGCCTGATTATCTAGTGGGTTTTCTGGCTGCTCATCCGGTTCAACTTCACTCGTTACATTGGCGAATGGATCATGCGAACTGCTGCCGCGCACATTGGTAAATCCGTTCTGGCTCATGCCATCTGCCCCATATCAGGCATTGATACCTCTTCGTGCCTAATGGTTTTGCCATCAACCTTGACTAGCATTTCACCAATGGCCTGCTCAACCTTTTGTTCTTGCGTAGGCTCTGGCGGCATTTCAATCAGGTCTGGTAAGCCTTCAATGATTACGTCTGCGATTTGATGTGCGGAAAACTTAGAAGCCTCAAAGCCCATTTGTTTAGCTGCGGCGAAGGATTGGCTAACCAAGTAATTGATGTTTGTGTACTTGAACGCTGCTGATAGGCACAATACAAACGCGCCATTAGTAAGCGTGCGCTTAACCTTTGGAAATAGAACCATTGCTGGCTCTTCATTTACCCATTGAAACGAGCAAACAATGTCGCCAATCGTTCTGATTTTATAAGCTTTTTCGCCACCTAGAGTTACAGGCATTTGTGAGAATCCTATGAGAATGTCCACAAATTCTGCCGTACATAATTGCATTTGATTCTAGGTGTATACTTAAACCTCTAGTGCAATGCGTAGGCGATACGCAGCGTGATGACTTAAGCAAAGTGAGAGAGCCTGCCCGTTAGGTTGCATACGTTACCGGAGCCACTTAGGTAATGCCAGGTTCGCATCTGGCGCACTAGAACCAAGAGGCTTCGGCCTCTTTTTCTATGCCGTGCGCCAGTTGCCTGATTTTCTGGCCTTCGGTCTATTTTGGCCAGCAACCTTAATCAGACCCAATGCTTTAGCCTGTGCAAACTGTCTAAAGCTGTCTGCGCCCTCGCTGTTAATGTCATGCTTTGGTAACTCGCTCCATCGCTCTTGTTTCTCATTCCACTGCTTCTTGTAGTTATCCAGCCGAGTAATGCCAAGTGCGCACGATTCTTTATCAATATAAACCTCAGGCATAGCCTCGCGCGTTTGCTGGATGCCATCTTGAATGTTTGTTATGCGCGGTACAATTTCTATATTTAGAAGTCCTTTATCCTCAAACATTTCTTTGACGCTTTTGTTCTCCTCGCTCAATCTCTTATGGTCGGCGTCATGCGGCATGAAATGCTTACCCCAAATATAGTTTTTACTTTGAAGAAGCTTAACGTAATGGCCTATCGTTTCTCCATGCCCTTCTTCGTAATCAATAAATCGATACTCCATGCCAACCATCTGCATAAACCATACAGCACAGCCGTCACCATTGCCAATATCCCAAAAGGTAAACACTGGCAAATCGAGCTTTGGTATTTTTAGTATGCGGCCTTGCTTACGCATGATAGACATTTGTTTGTGATAGTAATTGCCTTCAATAGATACTTCAAAGGCCTCTTTAGGCGTACTTGGATATTCCCGATTCATCACTTCCTTTTCCCACGAAAAATCATTTTCTAAAGTCACGACATACCATGCACGCTGTTCTAAATCTATTTTTGTATTCATGAGCACTTCAATCTCATTAAAATACTCATGCTGCTTGTCAGTTATGTTCACACCATCTGGATTTATTCTGTATTCATCTGCAGCGAACCATGGGTAGAAGTGCAATTTAAAATCTTTTCTATTTGCCTCCCTGCCAGCCTCTTCACGCTTTATAGAAGCCTGCACCTTGTCGTGGTAATCACCCTCTTTACCTTCTGCAGTACTTTCGATAATGATGATTCCAGTTGTTGGCACAGCAGGGATTGAGCCTGTTTTAACTTCTTTTGCTTTGTCCGGGCTTTTTGCACAAATTTTTCCGTACTCTGAAACGTGAAGCCTGTGGATTGTGCCGCCACGTAAAGATGTGGCAACGCGAACGCTTGAGTTATTGTGTGCAAACACAACTTCTGACTTGTTTTGTGAGGCTGTTGGGAACATTGCCTTCAAAGATTCAGGCATGTTGTTATAAGCAAACATTACCTTATCTCTGAATATGATCTCAGCATTTTGTCTATCTTGAGCGATGATGCCGCAACGTGCGTTTGGATTGTATAACGCATGGTCCAGCCAAAGAATTGCAACTAATGTCGTAAACCCAAGCTGGCGAGCTTTTAGTATTAAGTTTCTATTCCACATGCGCTTCATAAAGCGCAGTTGGTGCCTATTAGGGATAAAAGGCAGCACAGTATCTTCTGTTAGCTGCTCACCGTCCTCTGACACTTCACCTTTAATGATGATTTTATAAATTTTGCCGGACGTAATCCTCCACCATGGATCCTTTAGGTTTTTAAACAGCTCTTTAATTTCAGACTTTTGTTCGTCAGTTAAAGAATCGTCTAGCAATTCATCGTTAATACTAACTGCAGCTTCAATCATCTTGCACATCAATCATATTTGAACTTGCAATAGGCAACGATGAACCCATTAGCTGCTGAACAAGCATTAGCATTGGGTTTGTTTTCTGCTTATTGTCCTTCTCATAAGCTCCTAAATGCTTCATGAGCCGGTCAAGTGCCGCGCCTTTTTCAACAAGCTTCACTTTCTTAAGGTAACCTACAAACACACGGTCTTTCCCTGAGCCTTCGTACTGCTCAAGAACTTCAATGCTTGAGATTGCTGCGCCTGCTTCTGGCGGCCATTCACTAATAGGCTTTACAGCACCATCATCATCAAGAATCGTGCGAATATCAAAGAAAGCCACATTCATGTTCTCTAATAGAACGCGCTCAAGGGTTAGCTGCGTCTTTTCAATTACTGGTTTTTTTAACTCCTCTAGCCTCGCTGCAATCTCGCTTCGCTTCAAAAGCATATAAGCATTGTTATTTACAGTTTCTGGCTTCATCCTTTCGGTATTAAATGCAGACTTATACGCATCACTAGCATTACCTGTTTCAATGTAGGCGAGGCAGAAGTTTTCTTGTTTAAGAGTTAGGCCTTTAGCCATTACCGACCTCGTTTTACCGCTCTACGCTGAGCACGGTTATTCCGTTGGCGCGTAAAGCCATTGTTGATAATTTGCGGATAGGCCTTTGATGGCTGACTTTTCTTATTGTCAGGCCATTGCCATTGATTCAAGCTGTAATCGTTCTCGTACCTTGCCACAGCCATGTTGGATGACGACAAAATAGAGATAGCAATTAATGCTGTTAGTCGCGGCGATCTCATTACTAAGCCCTTAGCTTTAGAAATAGATTTTGAAGGTAAACGCCGCTATCACTTGGCTCATTCCATGATTGTGCCTTGCGCTCTTCTGGGTCGTGCCTTACGCGAGATATGGGGGCTTGCTTGCCTGTGTATCGGTATAACCACACTTTGTACGTTTGCGATGGCTTGCCGTCTGTTGGTGCTGACTTTCTAAACACTGGCTTTTCTGAACGCTCCAAGAAGTTAGCAAGAATCAACCAGGTAACTGATGCACGCACTGAACGCTCTGGAATAGTTCGCTCTGGCGTACTTAGTGCTGCAGCAATTTGATATGTGTCTAAGTTCCCCTCTGATTGTTTGATGTAATCTAGTACGGCTTGGCGGTTTATACAGACTTGGCGCATTGTTTTCCCTTTATTGCTATTGTTTTGTTTTATTGCTTATGCTTTATTGCTTGAATCTGCTTACTAAAACATACCCATCGTTGAGCCGATATGCACCTTGCCGGTCCTGCTAGGCACTCTTGGTACATGTTGCATTTTTACTGTCATCACGCCGTTCACATACTTTGGCTTATCTTGGGGCTCATCTTTTTTGATGCGCAAATCTTTAACATCTGGCTCTCTTAAACTACCTTGGTCATACAAAGGCTCAACTGTTCTATACAGCATTAAGCGCTGGCTTTCTTGTCCTGATATTTCTTCAAGGTAGCCTGCATCACGTAAGAATCTAAAGTGAGCGTAAAATGCGTTATCTGATTGCAGGCCTATTAACAGTCTGACTTCTGCCCCTCTCTTTCCATTAGCGCAAACATCCAAAATCTTCTGCCTAATCTCTGCTGTACTTAAGTTGGTTACTTGGCCTGCTTTAATGTACTTACTTTTTCTCAGCTCGTTTTTTACGCCTGATAAGCGCTTAACAAAGTTAACCTCACGATCAGTGAGCTCTGTTTTGAGTGATTGATATAAATTGCACCATCTACCGTTTTTGCTTGTGCCACGCGAAATAGTCATTAATCCTTGCGATACGAATAGATTGCACATTTGATTTAGTTTGATGTAATCAGATTGGTGTTCTGATTTATCTTTTGCACCTGATGGCTCTTCAAACATTCTTAGCACTTTTTCATATTTTTGCTTTTCGTTCATGCTGCTAACCTTTCTTGTTCCAACTCTTTAATCATTGATTTAAACTTTGCGATCAATTCTTTACATTCATCAATCGTGTACCGATGTATCTCATGGTTGTTTTCTATCGCTTCAAATCTTTTCATGCCTATTTTTTTTATTAAGCGAGGCCGATAATGAAATGTGTTGCCGCTTAAATGAACATTGCAGTTGTTGCTACATTGCTTGTGTATGTTGTCTAGGTTAAATCTCAAGTGTGGTGCTGCCTTCACAGTGCGGTAATGCCCTGCATCGTATTTAATGTTTGGGTTGGTCGTTCCGCAGCTAATACACGGCTCGTAAAAATCTCTTAACTTCACATACTGGTTACAGTAGCGCTCTACAATCTTTAACCACTTTGATAGCGGCCTAATCTCTACAAGCTTCTGCTTAGTTTCTTTCCGTACTCGCTTGGCCTCACTCGCTTCACGTTTAATTCGTAGATTTTCAGCATGCTTTGCAGCACAACTCCAATCACATACCGATTGCATCTGCTTCTCTGGCTGAAAGTATTCTTTGCAGGCTTTGCAGCGTTTCTTCTTAGGTGGTTTCATCTTTTACAAACACTTGAGTTATGCGAACAACTTGCACAATCTTTGCTGTTGAAAGCTCTTTTACGTAAGGGCTGCCTTTGTAGGTGACGTCTGTTGGCTTCTTGCAACAACTAGCGTCAGTGATTCGCGCATTATTATTCTCTGGATCAATCCAGCCATAGCTCGTTGCTTTCCCATCTGAATAGTTAACGCCCCACGCTTTGCCGTCTTTCATGACCATTACGCCTTGTTCAATCTTCATAGAAACCCCACCACCTTAGCCATCACATCATCCAACTCTTTGCGGCCTGCGTAGTTGGTGAGCACCTTTTCAAGCACTACCGTTGCTACTGCGCTATAAACCTGCTCAAACTGCACATCATCCATGCTGGCGAAGCTGATTGATTGCGCTTCTAGCCTCATATTTCCATCAAGGTCAAAGGTCTGATCGTAATAACCTGCCTGAATCACTACATCTTTACGGAATCGCTCAAAGCTTTTTGCTACTGGCTGGCCTTTGTACTGTTTGTGTTTGCGCTCTGGGTGCCATGCCTCGAAAGCAAAGTTCAAAAGCGCAAAGAATTTGCGGTGAAACTTGCCGTTACGTGGGAATATCGCCTCAAAATCTACAATCTCACCTACTTCAAGGTTGTTGATACGCTTCCAAAACTTGCGCCATGCTTTGTTATCCTGCTCACTTACACCGCCAAGCACGCTGAATAGGTACTGATATAGCGCCTCTTTGTGCGTTTCTGATAGCTCTACATCAGCGCGTTTGGTTATGGTGAAGTCGCTCATTCGCACAACCCATAAATTGAAGTGCACATAACGGCTTCACCTTGAATATCGCCAACTCTTAACAAGTCAAACTGCTTGCCACCTCTACTTGTTTGTGACCACTGCACAACTTTGTCAATTGTTTGCATTGAAGACCATTCATGCTTTTGTTCATCGGTTAAATGAAGCATTGATTTGTTTGGCGCTGGGAAGAATGTTGACGCGCCGCGTTTACTAGCCAACTTAACAGCTAATTCCCAATCTTGAATTCGCTCAATAACCTCTGGGAATCGTTTGCTTATTTCTAGCAATTCGTCTTTACGGCAGTTAATGCAAGGCATGCACCCAACACGCCCCATCCCCATTTCATACAGTGGGTTGTGTTTTACGTTGTGCTTTCTGTGCATCGCAAAACAATCTTCTACAGTCCAATCTAAAATTGGTCTGTAATTCCATAGTTCAGCACCATTTTTACCTACAGACTTCAATTCATTCTCTGGTAGATTTGCGCGCCTAATTGATTCATCGCGCCTTACACCTTGCCAGCTAATAACATCGTCACCAGCTTCAAGCAGTGGGTTTTGTACTTGATTGATAATTGGATTGCGTTTTAACTCTTCTGAGCAAAAAGCGGCTTTACTTGATGGAAACCTGCCTTTCCAAAGGCATAAATCTAAAAATGGGTTACCTGTTGGGGTCATCGCGTTTGATGCGCGATCAATAGCCTCTTGGCTTACGCCTTTTTCTTTCCATTTGGTTAAAATGTAATCTTTTTTATGTGCAATTTGCTTTGTAAAGTCAGCCTTAACCACACGTATTGGAAACACGTTGTCCTGTAGATATTTGATGTAGTCATAAGTAATTTGATGCTCATTGCCAGTGTCGGCAAATACAGCTTGCAAGCCTTCTGGCTGGCGCTCTATAGCAAGTAAAAGCAATGCTGTACTATCTTTGCCGCCTGATACGCTAATTATGTTATGTTCGCTCATACCTACCACCCTAACTTTGCCGGCTCTTCTACAGCACGCTCTTTTGCCTCAAACTTAGGGCAAGCATTAGCCAGCCAAAAGTCTTTGAAGTTAGCGCGAACAGGGTTAGGCTCGAAGCGCTTGCAAAACTCACGGTCTGCGCATACGTGTGTGCCTACTGGTGATTGTCCACGGCAATTTTCGTAACTGTTGATTGGTAAAGGCTTCATGCTTAAGCTAACTCCGTTAATGTTGGTTGATAATCCCAATCAAACGCATCCTTTAGCGATGCCTGCTCTTCCTCAGCAAACAAATAGCTACCCTCTGGCAATGATTCATGCTCACCGTTAATGTCGTAAAACTTATCGCCAATTTGCGTAAACACATGGCCATCGATAGGCTCATACCAAGCCACTGCTTGTGGGTATAAATCAGCCAGCATCATGTAAAGCTGAAAGCATTTACCGTTGGTAAACATCACGTCTGCTTGTTTGATGTTTTTGCGCATCGCGTTTAATAAAATGATTGGTGTAATCATGGTTACTTTTCTTTTGCCTGTTGAATTAACATCTTTCGTTTTTCTACTGCTTTTTCCATTCCAATTACTTTTGCATCCTCTGCCATCCACCTATCAAGCATCGCTAGTGCATGTAGGCTGTATGAGTTCTTTAGCCAGCGCACCTTCTCTGAATCAAGGTTGAAGTCGTAAACCCCACTCAAGCAGCCTTCCTTCCAAAGTCCTGATTGGCTGCGCGAATCATTTCGTTCGTAATGCCTGCGGCCTCGTAAACACGCTCTTTGAAGTAAGCAAAGTTTTCGTCTTTAAGCTGAACGATTCCCATCTCTTTTGCTTTAGCCTCAATGCCGGTTACGCTGATGTACCAAGGTTTGGTATTTGATGTGCTTTTGTTTTCACCAACAAAGATTTCATCTGACCAACGGCCTTGGTTGATGTAAGTCAATGGCGCTGGCTCAAAGCCATCTTGCCATTGCCTAGTGTTTTTCATTTGCGTTACGTGTTGGATGATCTGGTCAGCAATCGCGTCTAGCTTCTTGGTTGCCCATTTCTTTTCACAATGATTCTTGGCTACCTTGCGAGGCGTTTTAGGCCATGCATCCCAAAATTCTGCAAATCGTGCGGTCGAAGATCGCACAATGGGTTTAATGTTTTTAATATCTGTCTCTGTATCTGTATCCGTCTCTGTATCTGTTGGATGCTGTTTCTCATGAGACATTTGTGAGACATTAACCCCTTGTCTCATAGGACAACCTTTAACTGTCCTTTGAGACATGAACGTTTCAAAGTCAATTTCATGTTGCGCGTCATGTGGGTGTCTTTGGTTGTGCTTTCTAATGCGCGCAAGCTCTGTGCGGTGCTCTTGCTTGTACTTAGATTCCAATGCATCTAGCGCTTTTTCAGCAATTACAGGGTGATATAGGCGGCCATCAGAGCAAAGCGTCCAGCCTCTAAGCGCACCATCTCTTACCTTCATCCACTCTTTAACCACGCGACCAAAGCCTGCAAGGTTTGCTAGCACTCTGTCATCATTTGGCAATGAAGCCGCTGGCATCTGGTGCCATGATGCGCACCAAAGCAATACAGCCGCCCAGCAAGCCTCTGGTGATTCCAATGCGGCTAAATCACTATCGCGCAACCTGACTACATCAAGCGGCATAAATGGAAAATTGCGAAGGTCGCAATCTATTGGGGTTAGTGGTTCAGGTAAGCTGCTCATTACGCGACCAATCTCATCTCATCACCTTCATGGCAAACTGCAACTAACGCAGCGCCCGGATAAGGTGAAACGCTATTGCCAACCATGCGCACTTGCTCTGCTACGGTAAAAGCACGTCCATCATGGCCATGTGTGAATTTGTAGTCTTTGTCAAAGCCTTGAGCTGAATAAAGTTCTTTAGGCTTGAGCATGCGCAACTTAATATCAACAATCAGATATGGCATGCCTTGATAGATTACTGTCACCAAGGCCAAGCGGTCTTTAGTTGTAATGGTTGGCACCGGCTCATTAACGCTACTCATGTTGTCAGTGCCGTAGTAGCTCATTAAGAAAGCTGATACACGTAAAGCTTTCTCGGTAATAGCTTCTTCATTTATCTCAAGTAGGCTGGCAGAAACAAGGCCTTGAACAGTTCTTTGTGAAATGATGGTACTTACAGGCTCACGTACATCATGGCCAAGGTTTGGTTGACCGTTGCCAGTGTTGTTGTATTGAGCAAGAAACGTTGTGACTAATGCATGACGATTCTCTGTAGTGATCGTAGGCAATGAACCTTTTAAGCCTGAGCTTCTATCATTACCAGATTCTGTTTTGTCACCGTAGTATTGCTGCAGGTGTGCCATTGCCAAAGCTTGACCACCACCGTTTGCAGTAATTGTGCCTAATGGCTCTTGGCTTGATTTAGCACCATCGCCCCATCGTTTAGTTTTGCCGCTACCTTCGCCGTGGCCTGCTTGCACCATGATTGGTGTTGCTAAGGCAAATTCACCACCTTTGGCTGTTGTGATGGTGTTCAATGGTTGATTAATATCATGAATACCATTTGAGCTGCTTTGTGTTACTTGAACGATGAACGGATCAGCATTATTGATAACGTACTTCATCATGCCTTTAGCGATACGGCGCATTGTGGCCTCTGCTAATGGCTTCTTACGGTCAAATATAGATTGAGATTCAATGCTGAAATCAATGTGTTCATGCGCAGCGCTCCAACGCTTCTGACCGCGCTTAGGATTTTTAAAGTGCGTAGGTGCAGGGAATCTTACTTGCTGCCCATCATTACGCGCATGCATAAATAATCTGTCGCGCGTAGTGCCTGCACCGTAATCAGCTGCAACAAGGTTTTGGCATTTAACGTCATAGCCCATGTTGTTAAGCATTTTTATAAAACGTTGCCAAGTTTGACCTGCACGCTTAGGGTCTGGAATTAGATATTGCTTTTCGCGCGGCACAACTTCACCAGGTGAGGCAATGCGGTTAGTAACCTTGCCGTTGGCATCAGTTAACTTGTCCAATGTAATCACGCGACCAGTTGCACTATCACGCTTTGCAATCAATGGCCCCCATTTTTGAACCTGCTTAACATTCTCAAGCGTAATTACACGAGGCTTTACTTGACCAGCCCAACGA